GAGTAAATTGACTCTTGTGTATCCATCAACAATAATATTATCAGGGTCATTAAGTTTTATTTGAAAACTTTCTCCTTCTTTTATGGAAATAGGAATTTCTATACTATTGTTTACTCCTGATACTATACTTTTTGTGACAACCAATCCGTTGGTTTCTGCTTGAATTGAATTATCTTTTATTGTTATATCACTATACACACCTCCACTCTTAACTAAATTATCACTTCCTGAGGTTGGGGTGGAGTCAATACCAGTAGCATCTACAGTTTCTCCTGTAGTAAAGGTTTTTGCTGCATTAATTGAATTGTAAGTGCCACCAGATTGAACCAATTTATTTGACAACGAAGTAGGTTCTGAGTCAATCCCCACATCCGGTACTTTCTCGCCGGTGGCAAAGGTCTTGGCCGTGTCGATGGCAGACTTTACCCCTCCGCTCTTGACAAGGTCGTCTGACGCGGCCGTAGGTACTGCGTCGATGCCAACTTGGTTTACTTTCTCCTCGGTGGAGAATGCCACGTTGTTGATGGCCGTGTATGTGCCGCCACTCTCGACAAGGTTGCGGCTGTTGGCCAAGGGCTCATCGTCTATCCCCTGCCAGTTGGCTGCAGTGGTAAAGGTTGTGTCGTCGGTAGCATCGTCGGCCATGTAGCGCCACTGCTCGTATTTGTGTGAGGTGGAGTTAATGAAACGCACGGTCATACCGCCGCGGCGATAGTCGTCCGGCACGTTGACGCCGTCACTACCCAAGGCTCCATCAAGGTCTTCATATTCGGTCGGCTTGTCGGTTTCGGGGTCGATGTTGTGCAGGCTGATGTCGTAGATGCCGATGTCGTAAAGCATCTCGCGGTAGGCCACCATGTCGGCGTTGAACTTCATCTCGTAGTTCGTAGCCTTCACCCACTCGCCGCCTTCGGCGACATAGAGTTGGATGAAATACTCGGGAGGCGTGTCAGAAGTCTTTGCCAGCACGCCTGCCACCCAGCCGTTCTTCGGGTTGGGATAGGCGGCATTGAGTTCATCTATGTCGGTGAATACTCCTTTGTTGATGTCTTTGATGTTGGGGGCTTCAAGCCATCCCTTTACATTGAGATTGTGCCCCACCTCGGCATTGCCTTGTATGGTGGTCTTGCCTCCGACGGCAAGGTTGCGGGCGATGCTCAAATCGCCGTTGATATGTTGTGCATTGTTCACCATTGTTTTCTCTTTTTATTTCGTTAAGTATGTGTTTGCTTTCTCCAGCATTAGATTTGCCCGCTCGGGCTCATTCATGCTCGCCAGCGCCAACGCGGCAATGGTGTACACCACCGCGTCGTAGCAGCGCTCGCTGATGTCCACACCGCCATACTCGTCTATCGCGGCATGCGGGATGTACACCGCCTTGTCGACGGTGGCTTCGTTGCTCTTGCAGCTGTAGAACTCCAACGCCTTGCCCTCCGGCCGCACCACAAGGGCGCACACCGGACGCTGCGACGTGCCGCGCAAGGCCTTCACTCGGCTGCGCTGCTTCTTGTACTCCGGCGTGTCGGGCGTGATGACGCTGTAGACCGGACGCTCCCAGTCGCTCATCTGGAATACCACCAGGCGAAGAAAGTCCTCCGGCAGCAGTATCCATCCGCACTCCTGCGGCGCCCAATGGATGCCAGGGGCGTAGGAGACCACCTCGTCGGTGTCGCCGTCAGCATCGCTGTCATCCTCGTCCTCGACGTCGACATTGATGTTGTGCCCCTGCTCCAAAAGATAATACGGCGCCGCCATGTGCACGCGGTCTACAGCCTCCTCTATCTTCGATTGTATCTCCTCGTCCAGCGTCAGCGTCTCTATGTCGTTGCCCTCAATCAGGGCTGTGCTTGTACGGTTTCTGTCCAAGCACACCCTGACATCGCGCAATATTCTGTCTACTTGGTAAACCATTCAGCAATCCTTTTTTATTCGTTGAACGATATATCAAATATCTTGTCGGTCGCCGTCTCGCTGATGGTGTAGGAGGTGACGACACCTGCGTCCTCGGGGGCTTTGCAGAGAACTTCAAGCTGGGCGCGCTGGTCGCTGACGCCACGGAAGCTGTATGCTTTCTTAATGATGTCTTGTTTACTCATGACTATATGTTTTTTTTTGTTGCTTTAGGCGGTGAACTCGAATTTCACGTTGTTCTCAGCGCAGGCGGCGTTGAAGGCTTCCTTCGAGCGCAGCTTTGCGGCGGTGTAGCCAGCCTCGGGGTTGTGCTCTTTGAGCCACTCGATGGCCTCGCCCTTGTCGGCAACCTCAACGACGTTGCCGTCGACTGCAACTTTCTCCTCAGCGACAGACTTCTCGTTCACCTCTTCTTTGGCGGCAGGGGCAGGTGCGGGGGTGTCCTCGCGGACGGACTCAATGTAGAAGTCGCGGTTGAAGCTGCTGCACTTCTCGAGAGCTGCCTGCACCTTCTCGTCGCTGGTGCTGAACTTGGCGGTGGAGTCAATCTGGGCTCCGGCCTTGAAGTTCACCTCTACCTGACGGCCACACTCGTCGAAAAGAAGAATTTGAAGTCCCTTAAGACTATAAGTCTTGTATGTTTTCTTTGCCATAATGTAGTCCTTTCTATTTATGGAAAAAGGGCGGCGGTGTAAAAAGAGCACCACCGCCCAAGTTTAAGCCTTGGATTGCTCCGTTACGAGGCAGGAGTAATTAAGTGATGGCAAGGCAGGTTCTCGAGGAACAGCGAATAGGTCTCGTGGATACGCACTGCATTGTCCACACGACGCTGACCGGTCTTGTTCAGGTCGAGGTTGGTGGTCTGCAGAGGCTCCATGATGAACTTCTTCACAAAGTTCGGGTCAATGACCATGCCGCACTTGCTGTAGTAGCCTTCAAACAGGCTGCCCATAGGCTTGACCAGCAGTTCGCCGAACGGGGTCTCAATTTTGTAGACGCGGAGACCAAGCACGATTTCGGTGTTCTTGGCTTCGAGCTGCTTGCTGTACGACTTGGCGTTGGCAAGTTGCTCCAAGAGTTCGTTACCGGCGAAGAACAGACGACGGTCGGCACCGTTGTTGCCAGTAAAGATAGCCTTGCCGATGGCGTTCCAGTACTGGTCGGTCAAAGCCTGCGAGAAGTCCACGTGGGACTCGTAACCACCTGATTTCATCTGCCACCACAGACCGGTGGAGAGGTGAACGAGCTCGCCCTTGGCGTTCTTCGCCAGACCGCCGACACCAAACAGGTTGCAAAGTTCCATGCCGCGCTTGAAATCCCAGATTGTCTGCTCCTTGTACACGCCGAAGTCCATGGCGACCTTCTTCTTGAGGAGGCTGTGGATGACGCTCTCTTCGACCTGCGTCATGTGGGTCTGGTTGTAATATTTGCGGTCGCTGGGCTGGATGGCGAAACCTTCCACGCTGGCCTCAAGCTCGGACACAGCCGGCGACAGGCGCTGAAGAATGTAGTCTGCTTCGATGGTGGGCACGGTTGCACTCAAAGCGCCTACGCGCTGGACGGTGAGTTTATCGCCAGAGATGCTCTTCACGATGCACTGCACGGGCTTGGCCGGACTTCCGCCATCGTCCATCGGGCCGAGGTCGGTGGTACCGGATGCTGCGTGCACGATGAAGGTGTCACCAGGTTTCCACATGTCGGGGTTGTCGACCTGCAGCTCGTTGGCGGTGCTGGTGCCGGCCGTATATTTGGCTTTCATGGTGTCGCGCACCTCGCGGGTACCAATCTCCCAACCGCCAGCCTCCCAACTCTTGCAGGGCTCGTTGTTGGCAATCTCACGGGTGAAAGTGTCGATGGGGGTGTCCTGCGGACGGACTTTCACAATTTGTTTGTTAAGGTCTTCCTCTACATAGCCAGGCTCATTAACGGTAGTGCTGGGGGCGTTAGCGCCCACAACGGTGGTGCCCTGAGGCTCGCTGGTGGAGGTCTCTACAACTTCACCGGAGCCAGGACCAACGATGAAGCGCATGTACGGATGAAAATTTGTTTTCATAATCTTGGTATTTTTTTTCTTTGTTAATTTTTTATTTCTTTGTTATTAGAATTTTCTCTTCGGGAGGTCGTCGAAGAAGCCTTTCTTCTTAGGCTGTGCAGGTGCTGCGCTGCTGCCGCCCAGCACAGGCATACCGTCACCTTCGCTTCTGCGACGCTGCTGCTCCACGATTTTGGCGTTGCGTCCCGCCACCTCGCCCTCGCTGCGGGCGTTGGCAATGTCGGCATCGTGGTTGACAATCTTCATGGCCATCTCGATGGCCTCTTTGGTGACTTTGCCCATGAGGGCATCCTTGCTCATCTGGTCGATGACGGCCAAGGCCGCATCCACGGTCGCCTCGCCATAAAGAGCGTCAAGTTCCTCACGGATTCTCTGCGACTCTGCCATATTGGCGTTGTACTCAGCCTCCAACTGCTTTTCTTTGGCAACACGCTCTGCGTATTCCTTGTTGGCCGCTGCGTAGGCTTCCTGCTTGGCGGGGTCGTTGATAAGTTCGATGATGCCGTCGCTGCCGACTCGCTTGATGACGGCAATCCACGGGTCTTCACCACGAGCCATGTCGGCAATGAACTGAGCCGAACGCGGGTCTTTGTCGAACATGTCAGTCAACTTGCGCTCGCTCTCACGGTAGCCGTTAAGTTGTCTCTCATATTCGTCGTAGTCCTCTCCAGCCTGTCCGTACATAGCTTCGTCGTCGGCAAACTCGCGGTCGGGATAACGGCTTCTCAGCCGCTCCGCAAACATGTCGCGCATGCTTTTCTTTACTTCGTTTTCTGCCATGATTTTTCGCTGTTAATTCTTTGATTTGTGATGCAAAAGTACTACCGTTTATCCCCTTGTCATTTTTAAGTTGTGAAAAATAATTTTCGTAATCGAAAATTTATTTGTATTTTTGCACCCGAATTATACAATAACACAACACATTCTCTTTCAGATGAAGAAGCACGGGAGCATATCCGATTTTGTTCCGGCACGCAACAGAGAGTTGCTTCACGCATATCGTAAAGTGCTGGAAAAAAGAAAGTTTTTCGACATTGACAAAGATTTTGCCGACGTGGTGAATACACCTTGCTCCCGCTACTGGATTAGCGAGGAACGGGCAGCCATAGTCATCTCTTCCATGCTGAAAGGCTCAAATATCCTTGACACTATGCGTCCTACAAAGCGCGAGATGTTTCTTGAGATATTTTTCAAGACCTATATCGTTCTGCACGAACATCCCGACTGGACGCTGCGCGACTGCGTCTTCGATGTCGTCAATTCGCCTGCAAGAAAATTCTATATGAAGCCACGCCATGCCCGCGAAATACTCTACCGCATGAAGAAAGGCTACTACAACAAGGATTAGTATGCCTGCCGCCGACCCCATAAAGCAAATCATCAAGGAAAACAACCTTCGTGTGAAGGCTATCAACGCTCCTTTCAACCCCGTCACCGGAGAGGGTAGCGTGGGGCAGCGGCGCGTCTATAACATCCCAGACTTCCCCATACCCACGCAGTACCTACCCGTGGAGATGATGGAGGAGCCGTTTGTAAAGAAACTCAAGAAGGCCGGCACCGTCAAGAAATTCATACAAGACTACATGCAGCTGCCCTACATGAATGAATGCGTCGACAAGGTCGTGGAGCAGTTTGTACGCATACGCAACAAATACGACCCCGCCTTCTGGTTTGCCACGCTCGTCTACATCAAGCGCAAGGGCGGCGGCCGCGACTGCCTCTTCCGCATCAACCGCCCGCAACGCAAGTTGCTGGAAAGGCTGCGTAAGATGTTCTTCGACGGCGTGCCCATCCGCATCATCCTCCTCAAAGCGCGTCAGTGGGGTGGCTCTACGCTCATACAACTTTTCTACGCTTGGATTCAACTCAACTGCGAGGTAGGTTTGAACAGCCTTATCATCGCCCACATAAGCTCTGCTTCCGACAAAATCAAGGCGATGTACCAGAAAATGATTAACGCCTACCCCGTCTATATGCTTCATAAACTTGGCGAGGAATACCAAGCCAACGAGAAGAAACTTATCGGCGTGGGTCAGTCGGGCGTCATCCACCGCGTGCCGCAGCGCAACTGCGACATTATCATCGGCACGGCCAAGAGCACCGAGAACAGCCGTGGCGGCGACTACAACCTCGTACACCTGTCTGAGGTGGCCTTCTGGACGGAGACCGACAACACCAAGCCGGAAGACGTGGTGCGCTCTGCCCGTGTCCTCTACCAGCCCAACACCGCTTTCATCGAGGAAAGCACCCCTAACGGCGTGGGTAATTTCTTCCACAAGGAATATGTCGATGCCAAAGAGGGCAGGTCTAACTTCGAGGCGTTCTTCGTCGCTTGGTTCGAGATTGACCTTTACTCGCTCGACTTCGCCGATGCCAAGGAGCGTGACGAGTTCGCACGCTGGCTCTACGAAAACCGCGAGAACGACGAGGTGAAGAGCAACCGCGAAGAGCCGGGCAAGTATCTTTGGTATCTGTGGACGCTGGGCGCCACGCTGGAGGCCATACATTGGTACATCGAGGAGCGCAAGGGCTTCACCGACCACGGAGACATGGCTTCTGAGTTCCCAAGTGACGACATCGAGGCCTTCACCTTCTCCGGACGCAAGGTGTTCGACAATACCGACGTGGAGCAGTTCCGTGCCGGCTGCCGTGTGCCCCGTTGGGTGGGTGAGGTCTACGGCCGTGCCGACGACGGTGCCGAGGCGCTGGAGGACTTACGTTTCAAGAAGGAGGAGAGCGGATTGCTCAATATGTGGGCTGACGTGGAGAAAGACAGCCTCGAGGAACGTATTGAGAACCGCTACCTCGTCGTGGTGGACGTTTGCAAAGGCCACACCAACAATGCCGACTTCGCCGACATCCTTGTTCTCGACCGCATCTTCCTCATGGACGGCGACAACCCCGCTGTGGTGGCCGAATGGCACGGACATATAGATATGGACAAGCTGGCATGGAAAGCTACGCAGATTGCCGAGTATTACAACCACGCCCTGCTGGTGATAGAAAGCAACACCCTCGAGACCAACAACACCAAGGGCGATGCAGAGTACATCCTGACGCTTATAGGTAATGTCTACGACAACCTCTATACCAGGAAGCAGAGCGCCGAGGACATCCGCGAAGGGCGTCCGAAGAAGTACGGCTACCATACCAACACGAACACCAAGCCCGTGCTCATCAACAACCTCAAGATGGTGGTGCGCGACCACCTGTATATCGAGCGTGAGGCCGACTGTCTCAACGAGTATCTTACCTATGTCAAGACCGAGGACGGTAAGTATGAGGCCTTGTCCGGCTACCACGACGACCGCCTCATGACACGCGCAATAGGCCTGCTGGTATCCATGAACGAGATGGAACTGCCGACCATCGTCCAACGCACCTCTGTCACCTCCAGCATCGGCAAAGAAACAGTCTCTGCCGCCACGATAATATAAAAAATGGAAATAGATAATATATACAACTGCGACTGCCTTGAAGGGATGAAACAAATCCCTGACGGGAGTGTGGACGCTATAATTTGCGACCTTCCGTATGGATGTCTCAACAAAGGCAACCAACACACCCAATGGGACAACATGATACCCTTTGAGCCGCTGTGGGAGCAATATGAGCGTGTCATTAAACCCAACGGCGCGATTGTCCTATTCGGCTCTGGAATGTTCACATCGGACTTGATGCAAAGCAACAAAAAGTTGTGGCGATACAACCTGATATGGCATAAGGACAGGGCAACAGGCTTTCTAAACGCTGGCAAAATGCCGTTACGCTGCCACGAGGATATTGTGATATTCTACAAATCGCTGCCGACCTACAACCCGCAAATGGAGGAATTAAACGGCAGGGAGCCAAGCCATCCGCAAGGCTACGGAATACACAAAACGACCAACCGCTGCTATGGCAATGTGCATCGGATTGAGACTTATGAGCCGAAGGACAAAAACAAGAAGTTCCCTCAGTCCATTGTCAAGATACCGAAGGAACACGACAACGAGCAATGGCACCCGACGCAAAAGCCTGTTGCCTTGCTTCGCTACCTTGTCCGAACCTACTCCAACGAGGGCGAAACCGTGCTTGACAACTGTATGGGCAGCGGCACCACCGCCATCGCCTGCATAAAGGAGAAACGGCACTTCATCGGCTTTGAACTTAACAAAGAGTATTACGAAAAGGCTGTGAAACGCATCCAAGCCGAACAATCACAAATGAAATTATTTTAACCAATAAAAAAAATACAACAATGACCTTTAAACTTATTATTGAAAAAGTAACTGGTGGGTATATTCTCACTACTGAAAGCACAGATGGCGTGGAGCGTGGCGTTATCGGCATTGCCGACCCCGTTCTTGACTCTCTGGGCGTTTTTAACATTATTGAAAAAGCCGTAGGCTACACTATTTTGAATAAGATAGATTTTAAGACGACAGACAAACACGTTGTCTTGAACGTGGAATGCTATGGTGACGTGGCGCAAGATGGTGTTGAAACCTGCAATCCTCACTGGAAACCCAGCGAAGAACAGATGCAGGAACTCTATAAGATGGTCTGCGAGTGTCGCCCTGCCGACACTCAATTATTGTCTGACATCTATTGGGGGCTTAAGTCATTATTATAAACCATTTACAACATGATAAAAGCAGACGGAAGCCTGTATGTCCCTTCGGACTGGACTGGCATAAACCCCTTCAATGGTCGTTTCCTCAAAGGACACGAACCGCACAACAAGGGCAGGCGGTGGAAGGACTACATGAGCGAGGAAAAGCAGAAATCGGCGGCAATGGGCTGGGAGAACATCGAGAAGTATCGTTGCAAAGGACACCCAAACGCAAACAAAGCCCGTGCCGTGAATGTTGTGGCCGTACACAACAACGGCGAATACCACATCTTTGAGTTCATCTCACGCGCTGCCGACTATGTGAACGGCAACCCGATGAACGTGCGGCGATGCTGCCGCGACAACAAGAGCCGCAAAGAGTGCAAACACGACTGGCGACCTGGCTTCAATAAGGGTGCTGACCGCGTGAACACCGACCACCAGTACAAAGGCGTGAGGTTCTATTTCGCCGATGACCCTATATGGATGGAGAAGATAGGGAAGAATATCGTTTAAAAAAAACAACGCAATCATGATGAAAATTATAAAAGTAGAATGGATTGACAGCACGGCATCTAACCTAAGTTGGTTAATGATGGAAGACGTGCGGAAATGGGGTGATGTGGAGCCTATGTTAATCTTCACCTATGGCGCACTTGTGCAAGAAGACGATAATTACATTGTCGTTGCACAGAATTACGGCAAAGACCCAGAACAATGTTGCTCACTCATGTCTATCCCAAAGGGGTGTATAAAAAAAATGACAGAAATAGAGATATTATGAGCGATATAATCCCATCTGAAGCAACGGTTGACATTGTAATGAAAATGTCAGTTCCATTGGAATATAAGTATGATAAAGACGCATCTATCCGATGGAGAATACTTAAAGCCATAGAACTTGACAGGCAACAAATGTATCAAATATTAACACAAAAACTTATCAACAATGAAAAAGTACATTACGACAGAAGATGCAGTTAAGCACTGCGAAGAGGAAGGTACAGTGATTCCTTCGGCTTTTTTAAGCACGTTCCCAAACAACTTCGGCATTAACCTTTGTGCTGTGAAAGGATTCGAGGTCGATATGACGGACGATGACCAATACAAGAGCATTCGTGTCGACTTTGAGCCGGTGGAACACAGAACATTCAATGAAGACAACAGATGAGACCAAATACCCAAGAACTTAACCTCACCAACCGTCTTATTCGGTTGCACGACGAGGTGACTGTTAAGGCCGTAAAGGATGGCATTGCTACCCCAAAGAAGTACATACAAGTGTACTGCCACTATCTCCACCTTCTCTATCTCGGTCGTGAAGGCATACGGAAGCGACAAAACACATCAAACAGAAAGCAAGCAATCAAAAATGTGTTAGCATAGAAAACACCAAAGGCCGCTCTAATGTTGGCCCTTCTATAATCTGTTTCAATAATACTTAAATAATATGGATATAAAAATAGAACAAAACATTATAGATTATATTAATCAGAATCGTTCAAAGTATGAATTACCAACGCCAAGAGTTGGAGAAGTATGGGAAATAGAGCGAATAGTTAAATACCCAACGGCTTGTAATGGTGAACCAGTTATAGAGATGAAACGAAAAACTGCATGGATGCGAATTCCAGCGAGTCTCGTTTTCTCAGAAGAATATATTAAATGCCTATTATAGATAACAAAAAAGGCCAGCCGAACTAACGACTGGCCTTCTCCAATAAACAATACAACTTAATTTTCTTTAACCATTAACCTTTAACCATTAACCTTTACGCGGCTTGCTGTCCGCCCATGGCACGCTGCAACATCGCCACGCCCTGCGGGTTGGCCTGCTGCTGCACCTGCTGCATAATCTCGGGCGACACGCCGTCGGGCATCTGCCCCTGCTGCAGCTGCGCTTCCTGGCTCTCCAACTGCTGCAACAGCGCGTCGGCATACGGCAGGTCTTTGGCAACCCGCAACAAGGTCTTCACATCGAATGCCTTGCTGTTGTAAAGGTTCAGCAGGAAGTCGTTAGCCCATGCCTTGTACTGCTGCGACGACGGACTCTGCACGACGCTGACGTCGATGTCGAGGTCTGCTATGCCGCTCAGGTCAACGCCCGTGTCGCCGACAATCTGCTGTATGGTCTTCACGTCGTAGAATTGCTGTATGTTCTTGAGGTCTTTCCTCGCGCCCTCGACGACGAATGCGTTGAACGTGTGGAAGAGGTCTACCAGCGACGTGGCGGCCTGCTGCATCATCAGCTGCGCATGGCTTCCACTCTCGCCGCTGAACGAGGCCTTGCCCTGCAGGGCGGCACTCACGCCGCTGATGTCCTCCATGGACTTCAACTGGTAGTTCAGCATCTCGTAGATACCCACGTTGGTCGAGTTGGCGGAAATCTGCTGCGGCATGGCGCCGGTCTTGCTCGGCTTGTAGACGATGACGCCGTTGAATCGCGCCCACTGGTCGGCAAACTCCTGAGGGTCTAACCCGTTCAGGCACTCTTCGGGTATCATCAGCACACCTTTGGCACCTGCACGCCAAATCCAGTCGAGGGTGATGAAGTTGCGGTTGATGTAACGCTGCGGGTCTATCACATCCTCAACGAAGCTGTGTATCTCGCCGTCCACAAACGGGTATGGCTTGAACACATAGGGGTTGCTCTTGTGCTTGTAAGGCGTCTCACCCTCGGCAAGGATGTCGCCCATCGGCGAGAGGTAGTAGTAGCACCAGTACGAGTCGATGAACCACTCGGCCTCTATCATCGGCACCTCGTCCATCGGTATGCCGTTGCGCTCAGCCATCTCCATACGCTTGGCGTTCTCGTCGGCCACCATATAGTCGTAGTCCTTCGGGTCGCATGTGAACAACTCGCCCGTGTTCCAGTCGTGGCAGCGGTACTTCGGCCGGCTCTCTTTGCGCCATACCTCTATGACGCGGCAGAGGCTCGGGTCGCGCGGCACGAGGAAGTCGGTATTGGCGTTGTCCTGGCTAAATCCGAACTCCTCCCAGGTGATTTCTCCTGTGCGCAATTTACGCTCAACCTCGTATATCTCCTCAAGGCGTTTGTACTCGGCGGGGGTCTTGGCAAACTGCGTCACCAAGTCGTTGAAGCTGATGTCGTGTATCTCGCCCACAAACTGGCAGTCCCACCCTCGCGGGTCGCGCATATTGCTGTCGGGGATGAACATGACCGGCGACACCGTGGACGTCCAGCAGTCTTTCTTCTGCATGGCCGAGTTCCAGCCGTACCACTTGCGCACCACCGGCAAGCCGCCGATAAGGAACTCGCGCATGCAGAAACTGTATATCTCGTCCATGGAGTTAATCTGCATCACATACTCCAGCAGCGCGTTCAACGTCTCGGCCTGCGGCTGCTCCTTGCGGTCGCGGGCGGTGCTGCGAGGCTCCGTGCCTTGGTTGATGTATGCGCCTATGACGTTGCGGACAAGACGCCGTATGAGGTTGTTCTTGAGAGGCACCTGCCCCTGCATCTTGATATATTCCTCCTCGGTCATGTAATTGCCGTCCACACACACCACGTCGCTCCACTGGTCGCCGTAGGTGTAGCGTCTGTTGCGCTCCCGCTGTTCGCGGAAACGGTAGCCGGAAGAGTAGTAGCCCTGCGCCTCAAGCAGTATCTCCTGCCCTCGCTTGCGGTCGCTGGTATTCAAGGCCTTGCTGCGCGCCACGCTGTCCAGGCTCTCCTCGCCCTTTGGCATCCGCACACGGCTCAGCCGGTGTAACTTCATTGTCTCTGCCATATACGTATATTTCTCTTTTTGTTATAACGACTGCAAAAGTACGGCAAAATGTACGCTCTGCATCTTTATCTTGTGAATAAATAATAATGTATAGTGAAACAATTTTGCCACTTTGTCGTTATATATAGTGAAAATATATTTTCGCAATAGCAAATAGATTGTCAGTAAGACATTGAGCAATAGAGGGTAGCAGAGGCCGAAAAAGGTGTAGAGAGAGGACGCTGGGACACGGTTTGCGGAGCGGAAAGGCGGTAGGGATGAAAATTTTTCCCGCACGGTGTCAGCAAGATACGCGCAAAACGAAAAATAAATTTGGTCGGTTGGGAAAAAATGTCGTATCTTTGCAGCGTCTTAATCATTCACAGCAATAGGTCGCTGTCGAAAGAGTTTCGGCGGTTTTTTTTATTCCCTGTTGCTAGTTTTATTGGAGCCAGATAACTGGCTCGGAGGTGTGCGAAGCAGAAATGCCAGCATGGTTTGTGAATGAACCAAGACAACACCTACCGAGCCTTTATTGTTTAACGTCTAAAATCATTCACAATGGACGAAAACAAAAACACCGCCGTTCAGTCGGCAATGCAAATCTTCTCCTATGAGGGGAGTAATGTCACCTTCTCAAAGGGTGAGAACGTATTGGTCAATGCCAACGACATGGCAGCAGCCTTTGGCAAACTTCCAAAAGACTTTCTTAAAAACAAGAGAACCAAAGAGTTCCTTGAAACATTAAGCAGTAGGAGAAAAATCCTACTGACTGACTTAGTGCAGGTTAAGAATGGCGGAGATAATCCTGGCACATGGATGCACGAGGATGTAGCCATAGAGTTTGCACGTTGGCTTTCTCCTGACTTCGCCATCTGGACCAACGACCGCATCAAGGAACTCATGCGCGAGGGCGTGGCCACCGTCAGCGACGACGACGACATCATAGCACACGCCATGGAAGTCCTACAACGTCGCCTCGAAGCCAAGCAACAGCAGCTGCAGATGGCCGAGAGCACCATCGAGGCGCAGAACCTACAACTCCAGCAACAGAACAACCAAATCCAGTCGCTCACCCCTATGGCCGACTACACCCGCGACGTGCTGCAGTCCACCTCGACCTACACTTTAACCGAGGTCGCCAAAGACTTGGGTATGCGCTCCGTGTCCGTCCTCACCGACTTCTGCCGCCAGCACCGCGTGCTCTACCGCCAGAGCGACCGCTGGCTCCCCACGGCCAACTATGCCGCCAACGGCTTCTTCCAGACACGCACGGCCAAGTACTTCCACAGCGACGGCACCATAGGCACCAGCCTCTCCACCGTCGTCACCGAGAAGGGGCGCGTCATGCTCCGCAAGCTCATGGAGAAGAAAGGAGGTGTACTATGAATACCGGCACCTATGTAGTGACACCGCGCACGGGAGAAGCGATGGATATCTACAAGCAGGCCTGCGCCCTCCTTGACAGGTGGACCTCGTTCTACGACAGCCACGCCGACACCGGCGGGCAGGAATTGAAGAACATCTGCAACGATGTGGACGACAGCGCCGGCAACCTGGTAGCTTTCCTTGAGAGCCTTATAGGCGCCTGCCTCCGTCTCGACGCCCAACGCTGCTCATAGGCTCCCTACATCCTCCCTACATCCTCCCTACCAAGTCCCTACCAACTCTTACCAAAGTAGGAGTTGGTAGGGAGGATGTAGGGAGGATGTGTAGGCATTGATAAAGTGTTGGTGCCTCGTCACTCACTTGTCATCTATTGATTTGCCTCTTTTGCTGCTTTGGCCATGTATGCAGACTTATTGATGTTGTCTATCTGCCTATACATCTCTACCGTCAGTTTCTCTTCCTGCGTGCGTGTGGGCATCAAATTGCCGTACTCCTTGTAGAAGTCATTTATGATGTTGTCTAGCTTCACTCGCTCTTCGTTACGCTTCTCGTCCGTGTCGGCATCCAGCACGGCCACCATCTGCTTCTTGTAGTCCTCGATGGCTTTCTTGCATGTCTGTGCCTGCTTTTCGGTATTGGCGTCGAGGTAGTACTTACTCATCTTGTCTAATACCTTATCCATGCTGTCGAACATCGTGTATTCGGCAAAGCCGTCCGCATTGTCGTTTCTATAGTACACAAGCAACTGCGCTTTTTCTATCGGAGAGGCGTCCTTGTACTCGGCAGAATTTTTGTATTCTTTGAACTGCGCGTCAAACTCCTTGTACTGCTCTTCATACTTGCTGTAATCCTCGTTGACCTTCTTGTCGCCGGAGGCTTCCATGCGTTCCTTGATTGCGGTTTCGGCTTTTTTCTGCTCTTTCTCCAACAAAGCCTTGTCGTCCCAAGTCCATGGAGCAATCAGTCTTCCGCGCTTTACTTGGTATTCTGCATAGCGCCGTGCCAGCTGCTCTGGTGTGTAGTTGCTCACCTCGTCGCCGCTCAGACCTACCTCGTCAAAGTACATCTCCTTGATTTGGCTCTGCGGAACCTGCAGGATGCGCATGACGGCAATCATGGACTCTTTGGCCAGTTCGGGGTCGTCGCCACAGGCATCCATCACGGCCAACACCGCGTCGGTGATACTCTGCGGGTTTACGCCGATACCCATCTGCACGGCAAGGTTCACCATGTCGTTGACAACCTCGCCATATTTACCGTTGCCAATCTCCTGTAGCACATCTTTTATGTCGCTGGCAATAGGCATTTCTTTGGATAGGTATTCGGGGTTGCCCTTGCCCTGCACGGCCATCTTGCCAGCCTGGCTGAACACATCGCCGCCGGTGAGACCTTCGCCCCAGCCGAACATGCTCTGCGCCCACACGTCGTCCATCATCTCTTTCTTCTTGTCGTCGTCGTCACCGAAGAGCAAGTATGGCAACTTGGCACCAAGGTTCCAGAAGAACTGCATGATGTAACCAAATGTGGCCACTCTCAAAATATCCTTGCCAATCTGACGGTTGTATCGCTTCTCAGCGGATTCCTGCGCTTTGTCGGCATCCACTCCCTCGCGCTCCATCTGCTTGGCCATGAACTCTACGCTCTCGGCCTTGTTACCTTTCTTCATGTCACGTTTGAGGTTGCGTAAGGCATCGTGCAACTGTCGCTGGTAGGCCATGCTTGAGTTGCGGAAGACCGTGAACATCACACTTAACCACGAACGGTCAACCTGCATGGGCGAAAGGAACGCGCCCTCACTCGACTGCTGCGTCTCGTTGTATGCCACCTCGGCATCCTGCTTGGCTTTGCGGTCGGCCTGCTCCTCACTGTAACCCTCTTTCAGGTAACGTGCCTTGCGACTCTCATAGATGGTCTTGGCTCCAATGCTTACAGTCAAGGCGTCGACAAAGGCGTTGGGCGACATACCAATCTTGGAGGCCATCTGCACAATGTTGTTACGCCAGCCCTTCCAATCGAGTTCACTCTTCAACAGACGCGGGTCGCCAGCCATACGGCTCGTCCAGCGTTCCTCGAAGATGGGCAGGTTCTCCATAGCCCAACTCCACGACTTCCACGGGGTGGCAAGGTTCTTTGCCCACAGGTCTGGACGTGCGTCGGGAAGATATGCAGGCATCGAGAGGAACTGCTTTAAGGCGGTGAAGATACGGAACGACACCTTTGCTGCTGTCACGCCCTTTGCAAAGTTGACTGCCGCCGCGTCGAGGTTGGCTCTCTTCGGACGATAACTGCCCGTTGCCATCTGCGCCACGTCGTTGAATTTCTGCCACAGTTTGTCTCCGCTGCCATAGATGGTATTCATATTCTTTACCTGGTTGCGGAAGCGCTTGTAAGTGCGCAAGGTGTTGAGGTCGCGGTTGTACTCGGCAAAGGCGTTCCAATGTTCCATCTGCGCCACATGGTCAAGGATGACGTTCAGAGCGTTGGCTCCCATAATGTCAAGCGCCAATGCGTTGCGGCGACGCTTGATGATACTGCCGGTCTTGGTGCTGATACCATCATTGAGCTCGAAGTTGTCAAGGTCTTCAGGCTTGTCGACACGGGCGTTGGCCAATATCTTCAAGGGGAAGTAGTTTTCAATGGCGGCCATCGGGGCACCGAACATCCGCTTGTGGGTCTCGTTGTATTCGTTGCGTGTTTCCACAAGGAACTCGTTCTGCATCCAGTCGGCCAACTCTATGAGCCTTGGGTCAAGGTTTCGTGTGATGGTGTCAACCATCTTCTCGTCGATACCCATCTTGCGCAACTTCATACGGCCGTCGAGCATCTGATTGACCATGTAGATGTACATGAGGTTGCCCTGCGTCAGAGTGTGTTCTTTCATCTCGCCGCCATCCCAAAACTCTACATTCATCTTGGGCATGCTTCCAATCTTGCGGATGAGTTCACCCATGCTCTTGGCTTCTTTGCCGAAGAGCGACTTAACCTTGGCATCCAGCATGGCGTATTTCTCTCTCACTCCGCGTATCTCCTTCTCTCGGGCATCCACCCATCCTCTCATAAACCTATTATATAAGTAGCCTTCTCCGTTGGCACTCTTGCTGCCAAACAGTCGGAGCATCTGGTCGAAAGTACTCAGCGGCGAGAAGAGGAACTGAACAAGCGAGTTGTTCGTGAATTTGTCTGCAAACTTCGGCTGGTAGTGCTCGTCGCTCGGACGACCTTCCATGTCGCTGTTGGCATTGTGCTGTATCTCGCGCACGCGCTCTTTATCGGCCTCCTTGAACTCACGTGCATTTTCTATACTCTGACGGAAAAAGTTACCAAGGCGTGTTGATAGTTCGTTGTAGGCTTGGATGCGCTCCACCTTGTTCTGCTGTATAGCCTCGAGCAGGGTTTCTTCATACTCTCTGCTTCGGTCAGTAGCATTGCGGGCATCGTCCAACTCCTGTTTCAACTCGCGCTCCTCAACCTTGCTGGCATGAATGTTCTGTACATACCATAGCGCTGCTTGAAGTCCTATATACTCGTTGACGGCCTCCTCTACAACAGCATCGTTTTTATCACTAAACTTATCCTGTGCAATAGCAATAGCTTCCGTCAATTCGTCCTCACTCCATCCCCTTGTTTCTTTAAAGGTCTTCAATGCCTGTTGTCCTGCAACGTCCAACACTCCCTGGACTTCAACGCCCTTGGCGTCGACCTTAGATGCTTTCACCTTCTCCATGTCGCGCAGGGCGTTCTCTGCATTGCGCAGCTGGCTCTCCACCATGATGTCCATCACCTTGCGGATGTCTCCACTGATGTCTGCTTTGCCTGTGGCGTTCTTCACCACCGACAATATGCGGCTCATCTCGCTCCTCGAGGCTCCGTCGAGGTAGCCACCCTGCAAGAGTATCTTGGCAAGGTCAGCCACACGCTTCACGGTGGCCTTGTCGAACTCCTTCTGTACGCCCATGGCCTTGCGCAGGTCGGCAAGGTTGCTGCCGATAGCCTTGTAGAGAGCGTTCTTGGCGTTGGCATCGTCTTTATTGTTCTCTGCAAGCCTTGCAGCGGCGGCGGTCATACGCTCGCGCATACCCATACTGCGGTCGTTCATGATGTCCTCTGCCTCGCCCATCGAACGCGGTATAGCCTCATCAAGTCCAAGTTCGTGTCGTTTTGCTACATCCTTGGCCACTCCGACATAGCCCTCATCCTCCAGGCGCTGGCGGCTCTTCCACAGCATATAGCGTATCTCGTTCTCGCCAAGCCGCACCCACTTCGGCAACTTGAGGTCGCCAAAGAACTTGTCGATGGCCTTGCGCACCGCGTCGCATATCTTCTGCCACAGCGTGCGCTCCTTCTCGGTCATCTCCTCCGGCATCTTCTCGGCCATGCTTCCAAGCATTTCGTCAACGGCTTTGCGACGGTTTCTGATGTAGTCGGGGTTCTTTCCCTTGTCCTCCATAGAGGCATACACATCGTCCATGAAGTCTCGCTTGATTCTTTCTTTCAACTCATCCTTCATGTGCTCGTACACCTCGTCAAGGAACTCGTCATAGCGTTCTTCGCCTATTATCTCGCGCATACCCTTGTGGCCTGCCGTCTCGTGGAACACCGTGGCCATAGCATCCTCCGCGTTCTTGTTGTTCGGAAGCACCACCACCACCTCGCCTGTGCTCGGCACATAGTAGCCTTTGCTGTTTCTGCGCTTCTCCTGCTCCTCGGCATTGGGGTGAGTGATTTCTTCGGGGTTCTCTACGATGGTCACGTTTGTATGCAGTTTGTCTGCGATACGCTGTATTACCTCGCGCTTGGCGTTGTCAATCTCTCCCGCTACTTCTCCAGCGGGCTGCTCGGCTGCTGCGGGTTGCTCTGCTTCTCGGCCACTATCTTGTCCGTCTCTGCTCTGAACATCTTCATCAGTTCCAGTTTCGACAGGTGCTTGCCATTCACCTGTGCCAACACTCTCTTCATTGCTTCGTCCATCAGCGCCGCTTTCTCCGGTTCCCTCTGACGGTATTCCTCCATTTTCTTCAGTTGCTCGTCTGTCATATTCTTCATATATTTTATTGTAATACTCATTGTATTCCTCGCCGTTCAACGCTGCCGCCTGTCCCTCTATGTAATCAACCCACGCATCATAATATTCCGGCTCTACACCATAGGCGTCTATATAAGCATCCCGCTCACGCATCTTGGCATCGTATTCGGCCGCGACCATGGCTTCCTCCGCACTCTTTAAACGACTGTTGAGGACATAATATTGTATGTCGTCGTTAGTTTTTGAACTCAAGAACATATCTATCACAGCGTCACGTATCTCCCTGTCGGTATAGATTGGCTCGTCCACACCCAACGGCCAGTTTTCGCCACTCTTGTACATCTGATGCACAGCCTCGTTAAAGCTGATGGCCTTGCCGTTCTCAACGTCCTTCTTGTTGGCTATATAGTTCAAACCTGGGTCTATCATCTTTTCGACATACGAACCGTCTTTCTTCTTGTTGCGCTGCAGACGTGCGCCGCCATTCCTGAACAGATTCATATCGCCGTCGACACCCATCGACATCTTGCCGCCAAGTTCTGTCTTTAGACCGCGACTGCCATGCAAGTCATCCCAGCTTATCTTCCTCGGAAGATTCGTGCTTACAAACTCATGGATGTCACTTGCCACGGAGAAGTCGTCGTTGAAGTAGTCGCCATATATCTCTTTTGCTTTCGCTATACGCTGTTTCAACGTCTGTGCTTTAGCCTGCATTGCCGTGATGCCCTTCTTCTCGTCCGGCTTCACCTCTATTTTGTTAATAATACCGATGCGGCCAATCTTGCTTATCTCGTCTTTCAACTGTTGCTCTTTCCGCTCGGCCTCATCCATGGCTATACGTTCGGCTTCCTCTTGTTTGCGGCGGTCTTCTATCGGCTGCGATATGGCTGCCACCTCGTCCCACGCCTCTTTGTCGGCCAACGCGGCGTCATATTCTGCCTGTGCCTTTGCCAACTTCTTCTCTGCGTTCTCCTCCTTGCCGATGGGTGCTTCGTCGTATTCGGCCTGCGCCGCATCGAGTATCTGCTTCTTCTCGGCCAACGTCTTCTCCTTGTCAGCCACCGTCACCTCTATCTTGTGTCCAGCCTTCTCGCCATACTTGGCTACATAGCCTTCATACTGCTGCTGTGCCGTAGGCACTTCCTCGGCAGGCTGCTCGGCAGGTACTTCTTCCTGCTGGACGGGTTCGGGTGTGGTCGTCTGCTCGGTCGTCGCGTCGGGTGCCTCGGGCACTTCCTCCACGGGTTGCTCCACGGGTGCCTCTTCCGGTTGCTCCACCGCAGCGACAGGTCCGGCAGGCTGCTCTACCTCGGCGGCAGGCTGCTCGGCCTCCTTGTAGTCCGTCACCATCTTCTTCAACTCATCCTCGCGGATGTATCGCGGCTCTTCGCTGCCAGCAACATACAATTCCACGAACTTGCCGTTGGGGTCGTCGGCATAGCCTTTGCCAGTGAAACGCGCACGGCCTCCAGTGACGACCACCTGCTGCTCGTTGCCATCCTCATCCTTTATCGTGAGCTCCATCATCGGCTCGAAGGTCTCCGGCGCTCCCTTTGGCTGCTCTTCCACCGGCTGTTCGGGTGCTGCTGTTGCCTCGGGGTGCTCAATTGTATGCTCTATGCTTTCGACACTCTGCGGCTCCTCCAGCGTGGCAATACCTCCAATATTACCAGTCGGGTTGAGGTCGGTTATCACCTCTCCTGTATTGGCATCTATTGCAATAACCCACTTGTCGCTCTGTTCGGGGTCAACGCTGCCGTCCTCACGCATCACCACATTGCCGTCGGTGATATACACATTGCGGCCGTCTTTAAGCGTGGCCGGATGTAACATGCCGTCAGTCTTATGCACACGCGACATGGCTTCATTGCGTTGCTGCTCTGCAATGTCCTCGGCATCGTCCTCGATACGCTGCTTCACGCCATCCATAACTGCCTTAGCGGCAACATACTCACCCAGAGCATAGCGTGTCTCATCGCTGACGGTGGCATCGTTGTCAAGTTCTGCTTTCACCACAAGCGGGTCGTCGTCGAGCCGTGCCAGCGTCTCGTCTCCTATCATGCCTCGCAACGTCTCTCGAGCACCGTTGTATCTCTTCGCAAGTTCTTCTCTCGCCTGAGGAGTTTCAAACTGTTCGTAACCTGCATCGAAGTTTTGGTCGAGGTTGCTCTGTTCGGGGCTTTTATCCATGTGTGCGTATGCGTTCAAGCCGGCATACAAGGTTGCGTATTTGATTGCCGCTTTCTTCTGCTCGTCGCTGTACTTGTCGCTTGAACTTATCTCGTTGGCAAGGCTCTCAACGTCGTTGAGGTTGTCCGAGCGAAGGCTTTCTCTCAAACCCGCCCACTCGTCTCCGAACAGCTGCGCCGCTTGGTTGTCGCTCTTGCGCAACATGGAACGGCTCACGCCGTAGCCACCGAGTTTCAGCAAGCCCATGGTGAGGCTTGTGGCTCCTATGCTGATGGCCGTGGTGCCGAGGTTGTCTTTGGAGAACACACCTGTTTGTGGGTCTGCATCCAGCGTCATGTCGCCTACCAATGTGGCATCCCATACGCCGTTGAGTACCTCCTCAAACATTTCAGGCAGGAACCCGTGGAACTGCGCACGGCTCTCCATATTGGCAATGCTTCTCACAAACGGGTTGTTCATAAACCGTTGTACTCGTTTGGAACTGCCGAAGAGTTGCTTTGCGCCAGGTATGTAGTCGCCGGCCATCTCGCTTGCGTTCTGTCCCCATGCCGACAAGATGGCTTTGCCTCTTGCCTCGTCCTCGCTGAGGCCTCCTTTATGACCGCCGTACTTGATGTTGCCCTCGCTGTCGAATGTGGGGACAATATCACCCATCATACGCTTTTTTGTGTCTGCCGCTATGCGTATCGGGTCAAACATGGCGGTCTGCCCTAACGACGCTGCCGCATCTATGCCGACACGTCCGACACCCTTAAGCGCTCCCCTGACGGCCTTGTTTGCAAAACGCTTGGTGATGTAACGCGCCATGGCCGCACTCGCGCTGCGGCCTGCCGTCATGGCCGGTGAAATCATAAAGGTGGCCATGAAAGGTATGGAAACAGCCGTGCTGTTACCTCCCTGATACCAATTGCTGATGTCGGAGCCGAAGTATTCGTTGACAATTACCTCGGTGGCCACCGCGTCGAGCAATGCCTGTTCCGATTCTGTCAGTTGTTCGCCCTTGTCGGCCTTCTCCAGCGCCGATTGTATGGATTTTGAATTGGCAAGGTCTGTAATACCGAAGTCCCAAGTGGATATGTCGGTCAGTCCGTGTTTCAGTCCTCGGCCGAACTCGGCAAGCCACTTTGGCTCGTTGGCATGTTTCTGCGCCTCTTCTATGGTGTTCTGCGCGCTCTTCAACTTGCGCTGTGCTGCCGACAACATACCCAACTGCCGGTCGTTCATCGCGGCCTCTTGCTCGGGGTTGGCGGCGGTGGACTGCACCGTTCCAGGGGTGTTTGAAACATTGTAGACATCAAAGACAGAACGTTTACCCTGATTGTCTTTCTGTGTTTTGCGTAGTTCTTGCAGGCGTGCGTCTCGCATCTGCTCAACATTGCCAAGCATAGAGTCCACTTGGTCGGATATATTCTGTTTCTGTGCCGCCTCTGCCTCTTTGCGTCTGCGCTCCCAGTCAGTTGCCGGGCCAAGCTCTTGCGCATACTCCTCGGCGTATTGGTCAACGGCTTTCTCGCGCAATTCGGGAGAATACACACGAGGCAACGCCTTCTCAACTTCCTCTCTTGCCACTCTCTTGTTGACATCCATCTGCGCGTTTCCGGAGAAGTCCTGCGGGTTGGCAAAGACACCTTGGTCGCCAGGGTAGGCTCCACGGCGCTGCTCATCGGTGAGCGTATGTGTCGGGTTTTCGTGCATCTGACGCTGCCGTTCACGCTCCTGTTCCTGCTGCTTCTTTTGCATGGCTTGAGCCGAATAGCCAATCTCGGTGTTACCCATGGCGACACGTTGTGCACGCGCACGTTCATCGGCTTGTCTCTGTTGCTTGTCTTGCTGCTCGAACCGCTGTGCCACATCCTCCGGCATGGCTGACTCGCGCCATGAACGTAGAGACTGAGGAAGCGAGTTGGTTACGACTGAATTCTGAGTAATGTTGACTTGCTGCTGCTGGGCAACTTGTGTGTCAAATCCCATATCGTTCTTAAACTGCAAGAACGATGTAGGAAGGCCATACTTGTTTGTCTTCCTTAAATTGGTATAGAAATTTTGCAAATTCTGATTGTCGCTCATGTCGGCTTCAAACTGCTCGTATGTTGCCGGAAGGTTGTATTCTCCATCTGCAATCAGCTTGTCATATACTTTCTTTAAATTGGAATGGTCAGGCATTGTTATGTGTGTTATTTGTTAATACAATGACTCCCCTGTAGAGCCTTTTGTCCAGCCACTGCGGTAGGTATTGTTCGTATTGGGTTGGGTTGTTTTCTTCTTGCTGCTTGTTTGCTGTGTAGGTGTGTATGTCTCCTCCACCTCCAACTCTCCGCTGTTCGGGTTTATAACAATACGTCGCTCCGTTCTACCTGTCTCTCTTCCCATTTCGTCACGATGTATTTCCACGGTGCGCTCCCAACTCGCAAGACGGTGGTTGATGTCTTGACGGCTTCGCTTATACTGCTCTGACATCCTCCTAGTCTCGGCATTGAGTTTGGCAACATCAAGTTTTCCCTCCTGCAACTGACGTTTCCACTCGCTTTCTCTATCCCTCAACTCTCTTGTCAGCTTTCTTTCGTTTTCTATCTCTTGATTGTGTCGCTCCTTCTCCGTCTGAATACGTTCAAAGTTCTTCTGTTCCTGTTCTGCCGCATCCCTTGCAACATTCATTCGATTTTGTTGCAGCAGATAGTTCATCGCGGCGTCACGGTAGGCCTTGCGCTCGGCAACGGCTTTATCGTAGCGCGCACGCGCCTTGTCGCTCATGCTCTCCATATTGATGTTGGGAGCGTACTGCGTCGTGCCGTAGAGGTTGGCGATGGAACGGCCGAGGTCGTAGATGCCGCCGATGGCCTCCTGCGTCTTGGCAAGGCGTGCCCGTCTGTCGGCATCAGCCGCTTGGGCGTCATTGGCGGCCTTTTGTTCGCTGAGCATCTTATAGATGTCGTCGTAGCTGCTGTAGGCCGGTTTCTTCTCATCTTCCGGCTGTTCGGCATGCGCGGTTGCGTTTATGATGTCCTGCACCTCCTGACGGGCGTTTTCGTTCGCGTCAATGGTGCCGAATGGATTTTTCTTTTTCTCCATAACGTCAAGGTGTTTAAACCATTCTCAGTTGTTTTTGATTGGCTACGGGTTTCCCTCCCCATATATCATCCAGCAGGCCGTCGGCACCGGCACCCGCGTTCATGGCGGCAGAACCGAGCGCACTTGTGGCCTGTGCGATGGCCTGCGCCTTCTGCAGTTCGGTTTGGTTGAGCTGGTTGTTGAGGTCGTTCTGCGTAGCCATGTACTGCTCCTCGATGGCATCCTTGCGTGCCTCTCCTGCGGCGGCGATACGGCTGGTGGCATCGGCCAAGGCCTGCGCGTTGGCGGCTTTCTCGGCGGCGACGCTCTCCTCTGTACCACCGGCGACTGCGGCGGCACCTTGGGCGGCTTTGTTACGCTTCTTGAAGTTCTCCTGCGTGAGGGTCAACAGACGTTGTGTGTCGGCACGCTGGGTGGCATCCTCGTTGTAAAGACGGTCATACCAGTTCTGGTTTGCACGCTGCTGGTCTTCGATGTTTTCCTTCGCTTTCTTTGCTGCTTTCGATGCTTGGGCAAGACCAACACCTGTACCTATCAGGCCTATGGCGCTCCCTATTAGACTTCCTATCATTGCTATGTGTTTTTTTTTGTTTATTTCACAACTTATAATTCAGTTGCAAAGATACGTGCGTATTTTTGCAACTGAATTATAAGTTGTGAAATATGCCAAAAGGAAAACCAAAAGGCTCGCCAAAGACAGGCGGCAGACAGAAGGGGACACCGAACAAAGATACATCCCTCAAGTCTTACCTCCGCAAACACTCGGAGGCTTACTTCGCCCCGTCGATGACATACGCCGATATTCAGGACGAGAATCTGCAGAAGGTGGCATACGACGCCTACGGCACGGATGAGTTCTCCAAATTCGACCTCGACCTCTTGTGTTGCAAGGCCGACGACAAGATACAAGCCGAGCTAACCCTGCTCAAGTATCACACGCCGCAGATGGCTGCCGTCGCTGCCGACATGACAGTCAAGGAGGCCAACACCACCATATCCATGCGTCTCGAGCGTCTTGCCAACGGAGAAGAGATAGCCCCAGACGAGGAGTAAATCTATTATAATCTGTTAGTAGATAACGACATCCGACATCATACAAACAATTAAAACATCAATATTATGGAAATGTTATCAACCATGTTTGCCACCTTCGTGGCATTTGTCGCAGGCGTGATGGTCGTCACCGAGGCCGTCAACAAACTCTTCAAAGTGGAGGGGCAGACCCCGAAACTCATTGTCTCCTGGGTGATGAGCCTCGGTCTTGCCGCACTTGGTTTCGGCCTGCAGCTTGGCTTCTTTGCCGAGATTGGCGACGTGAACACGTGGCAGGGATGGGTCAAGACCGCCTTTATCGGCTGGGGTTGCGGCTGGTGTGCCAACTACATGTACGACCGTGACGAGATGTGGCACCTGCTGGAGCAGATATTCTCTCTGTTCTTCAAGAAGAAGTAAGTTCACCCCTCATCAGGGGAGGAAATCGGGAAGCCGTCGGTGCAAGAACATCGGCGGCTTTCGCTTTGTGATATGCCGTAATATCATTGTAGCCTTGCCTCCACCCTTGACATCGCATCGGCCACGGTCTCGTCGAGGAGTTTTGCATACACCTGACGTGTTATTTTTGTCGATTTATGTCCCAGAACCTTACTGACAATTTCTTCCGTAACGCCGTTGTTGACTAGGAGTGTGGCACATGTATGACGCGCCCAATGGCAGCTTATCGGTTTGTTTATACCTGCCATCACGGCCAATATTTTCAATCGGTCGTTGTACTTTTGGTTGCTCATTATCGGCAGTTTCCATCCATATTTTTTCAGCACATTCAAGGCTGGCTGCATCAGCATAAAGGTGAACTTGGCATTGGTCTTGCCTCGTTTACCAGAATATACATATTGGCCATTTATAATTCTCAGTTTGTTTGCGTCAAAAGCGCTGAGGTCTATATATGACAAGCCAGTAAACGATTGAAATATAAAGAGGTCTTGTGCATGGCGAAGATAGTCCGTTGTCGGGTCGAGTTGTGCAATCCTATCGACCTCTTCTTTGGTAAGGCACCTTTCAAGCGGGTCGGTCTCTTGCTCTTTGTCTATATGAACTCTCTTGTATGGGTTTTTATTCATCAACCCCTCGTCTATGGCATCGAGTATAAAACTGTTGAAGAAGCGGTGGTAGTTATTCCATTTGGAATTTTGTTTGAGTTTTTTCTCAACCAATGCTTCGTCCATCTTTAGCACATTTATCTCGGTGATGTCGCCGAACGTCTGCATGCCACCCCATTGTTCAAACCACCGCAGGAAACGGTCGTAACGTTCCTGGCTGTCTTTGGTAAGTCCGTACTTGCGTATGGTGGCACGTTCGTTGAGAAACTGCATGAGTGGAGGTTTGGCCGGAACTTTCTCGCCAGCCTCCTTCTTCTGCTTCCCGCTGATAAGAGGGCAGATGGTAAGGATGTCGAACGTCCCCGCCTGCATCTGTTCGTTCACGATGCGTCGTGCTTTGGCGACAAACGTGTCGAGTGTCTGCTGCATATCTATAGCGTCCATGCGGTTGACGACAGAACCGTTGCGCCATTGTTTCGGCAGACAGCGCACGCCGGTGGCGACATGACGTTGTATGCGGTCATAGGTAATGCGGAGGTCTACACTTCCCTCCTTTGTGGCCGAAGCCCTCTTCTTGCGGTCAAATACCAGTTTAAAAATAGGTGTTCCCATATTGTATTGTTTTATTGTATTATTATAAAAATGTAATCCCACTTTTTTAAAATGTAATCCCACCTTGTTTTTGGGATTACAAAACCCTATATATGATTAGTTGTGGTTATACATGATTACACATTGCATTTTTATCGCACCTCTCCCCTTTATAGGGTAGAAAATGTTGAAACACAAAATATTGTAAACGTAAAATACTGAAAGACAAAGAGGAACAACCAACGCAAAATTGATTGTTCCTCATCTCATTCGCGGAGAGAGAGGGATAATGAACCTTGTTTATGGTGGTGATTATCATTGTGTTGGTTTTTTGAGTGGTGCGGTGGGAATACAATGGGGTGTTCATTTACTGAAAATCCGAGCGGTCGGATGCGTCACTGTCGTTGCCTTCCAACCGGAGACGCAGGCGTTCGTTCTCGCGGACGAGTTGTTCGTTACGGTCGAGGAGTTCGGAGACGGTCGGGGACGGCTCGCTGAACATGGAACCCGTTCCGGTGAAGAGCCACTGCAGGTTGATGTCTGGGAAGAGCGCAAATAGTTTTCCGATGACGTCCGAGTTGACGGGTGTCTCGCGTGCCTTGCTGCGGAAGTTGGCCGATGTCACACCGAGGGTCTTGTATGTCTTCTCCTTCGGCGCCCGCTTCACCTCCAGCACTTGTCGTATGCGGTCTTTAATCATATCGCAAATTTATTTTCGTAATCGAAAAAATGTTTGTACTTTTGCAGTCGGATTATTTACATATTTGAGTGTTGTTTTATTGGAGATGGCCGTCACGTTCTGTGGCGGCTTTTTTTTAGTTTTCGCTGTGGGCTGATACAAGGCCTATTATTGTAGTTATTATTGCTTGGAGGATAAGCAGAGTTATTATTACGGCAATGACAATTCCAGAAGTGCCGTGTCCTTGTACGCTCTGCCAAACCATAACATCAGAACGTATGAGGTTGAACAGCACAAGGCATATTGAAACAATCAGGGCGACCATATTGTTCCTTACTATCCATGCGTATGGCATCATTATCAAAACCTGTGCGCCTATAAGGATGCCTTCAATGATTCCTCCAGCAAGGATTGCGACAAGCACCATCATCTTTGTGCTTAATGAGAGATACAATGCTATTGGCAGCACCAATATCAGATACAGCAAGCCTGTGTACAGACATGTATATACGAACGCTGCTAATACTTGTCCAACTGGTTTTAATGTCTTCATATTATTTTGTTTTAAATATAATGTCTTATGCTGATATAGGTTCCATGGGAGTCTGAGCCGAAGACGATTTGGTTTTTTCCCTTTCGGTGGAGAGTTGGAGCTTGAGGCGAGAGAGTTCGTCCTCGAGGAGGCCGATATGCTTGAGGAGGGCGGCGTTGTTGTCGCGCAGCATCTTGTTCTCATCGGCAAGGGTGGTGTCTGGCAAGGCCGAGGGCTGCACCGTCTGGAAGGGTGCCTGCAGGGAGTTGGTAGGGAGTTGGTGGGGAGTTGGTAGGGAGTTGACCAGCATTTCTCCTTCATCAAAGTATAACCATGTTTTAGATACTTCTGGGAATATCTTTAATATTTTTTCAAGTGTTCTCTGTGTAATTGGCTCTTTTGCGTTGCACAAAGCACTTGAATACGCGGTGCTAACACCTAGCTTTTGAGCAAACGCCTTATTGTCACCATTGCAAAATAAAGACCTAATCTCACTTAATTTTTGTGAGTATTCACTTAATTTAGGGTTGTTTTGATGCAGTCTTTCTGCCTTATCCTTCTTCATTGTGAAAATTTTTAGTCCTTATATTCAATTACTTATAAAATTATTTTGTTAAAACTTGAAAATAAATTTGGTCAATTCAATTAAAGTCCTTATTTTTGCACCGTGATTTTGAAACAAGTTTTTAATTCAGTATTCAATCGAATTTGCAAAGATACAAAAATAAACGGAATATGGTGAAAAAAGTTACAGAAAAGGAGAAATTTTACCGCCGCGCCGTGAAGTCGGTGGAGCGGATGGTGGCCGAAGGAACGGGTCTCACGCAGGCTCGCCAGCTCGTGGCCATGAAGTTCGGCATCGGCTACGCGAACGTTGTCAACCTTACCCTGCACCTCTCGCCCAGAGCGCAGGAGCAGGCATCGGACAATTAGAAACAAGTACAACAACCCAATAAAACAACAACAGATTATGGCAAACATTCATTTCGCCTGCATAGCGCAGGACACGGACACAAAGGTAAACCTGCTCGTCCTCGACGGCGGTAAGATTGTCGGCCGTCAGGAAGGCCTGCACGACCACGCGGAGGCAGAGCGGTGGGTCAAGGAGAAGTACGACATGGATTTGACGGTCGGCGACTGCTACGCGAACTACAACGCCTTCCGCGCCAGCCGGTACGGAAAGCGCTAGACAACATCCTCTCGCCGCTGTCGGGGGAACGACAGAGCCCGTCAAGGGTTGGCCCGAGTGGTATCGAACTCCACCGAGAGGACAAACACAGAGGTTCGCCAAACCCAACTTTCTGCAAAACGGAAAGTCCGCAGGGTGCGGGCGAGGAGACAAACCCGCACCCACAAACTTGAAGACAGACAACAATATGGAACTGACACTTTCACAGAGAGACCGCGACGCGATAGTACAGCAGCTTCGCATCGCCCTCCGCAAGGACATCAAGGCCATGCTGGCCGACTCGCGGGAGCCGGAGATGGTCACCACGGCAGAAGCCGCGAAGATGCTCGGCATAGGCACCCAGCGCATGAGGCAGATTGCCGACCGCTACCCCCACACCAAGAAGGGCGACGGGCATAAACAGGGGCGGCTGCTGTTCGTTCGTGAGGCAATATTGAAAACCTTATAAAACGGAAACGGTATGATAAACGAAGAAATAAAAGCGCTCAAAGAGCAATTAAGAGAAATGGGTATCAATGTAAATGAAATAACTGGATACAAGCATGTGGATATAGAAATCCACAACATTGAGCCCGGAGGAATAGGGGTTCAACAAGTAGTGATTAATGGAGAGCCTGTACCCAACGGCTCACATTTTAGTCTTCGAGGGAACAAAAAAGTATTGCTTAACGGAGAGCCTATAACGGAAGAAGAGGCAGAAAACCTTATGAATGGAAAGGAGTAAACGGTATGGCGATGAAAGACTACAAAGACATGACGGCGCAGGAGCGCGAGGCGTTCATGGAAGCCATGACGGAGTGCGACCGCCGACGCGACTACTACAAGACGCACGGAAGGCCGCTGACAGCGAGGGAGAAGATGTTGGAGTACGAGAAGAAAAGAACCGTGATACACTATTGATATGGAAAGCACAAAAGCGACAACCCCGTCTGCCGGAAAGGAACACACGTGCGCATCGTGCCGCTGCTGTTCGCTCAGCGGGAACTACTGCGAGCTGTGGATGATACCCACCTACCTCACTTTCGGATGCCCGCAGCACACAGGATTGAGGAAGAACAAATAATCACCAATAAAACAAGCAACATTATGAGTGACAACGAAACAATGAACATAATGAGCGATATGACAAAAGCCCTATTGGCGGCACAAACAATTAGCGGAATATTGGACGATTGCAAATCCGATTCAAATTTATCCGAGATTAGATTGTTTTGTAACGGCGAAAGTATTCAAGCTCTTCTGGAAGGCGACTTTAACGCAAAAGAAGTTGTAAGAATTGGTCATGAATATGGTGACGATTTCCCCAATATACACGCCATTGGAAAAGAAACAATACAGATTGTATTCCTTAACAATACTCATAAGGAACTATTATTGAAAAACGAGAATATAACTTTGAAAATAGAAGCAAAGTACAATACTCAAGAATAAAAACCAATAAAACAAGCAACATTATGGAACAAAACAACAACACCGCCATTGTGGCGCTGAACGAGGCGAAAGAGAACTTCGCGCTGGTAATGAAGGAGGCACAGAGCCTCGACATCGTGAACAACGTGGCCGGAGCCTTCGACGCCGCCATCGTCATCACCAAGCTGCGTGCCGTGATGACGGACGACATCATGAAGCAGGTGTTCATGCCGCTGCAGGGACAGAAGATTGGCTTCAGAGCCGACAAGACCTATCCCGTGGACGTGGTGCGCAACTGCATCATCGACGGAGCCGCCAACGGCCTGCTGCCCACGGGCAACCAGTTCAACATCATCGCCGGCAACATGTACCCCACCAAGGAGGGCTACACCGCCCTGCTGTCCAAGTTGAAAGCCTCGCCCATGAAGCTCGTCTACAGCTTCGAGTTCGACGCCGAGGCCACCGCCAAGAGCAGCGACCCCAACTATGTGGCCATCCCCTGCAAGATAAGTTACAAGACCGCCAGCGAGGACATGAAGGGTGTGTTCCGCTACATCGCCATGGTGAAGAGCAACGGAGCCACGAGCACCACCGACCAGCTGCGCGGCAAAGCCGAGCGCAAGGCCAAGAAAGCCTTCTATGAGTTCCTGACGGGCATCGACCTGGGCGACGCCGACGTGGAGGACGCGCAGGCCACGGTCATCAGCACCACGATGAACGGTGAGCCGAAGAACCCCGCCCAGAGCGCATTGGAACTTGCCCGTAAGATTAACGGGAAGAAAGATGAGCCTGCCGCACAAGAACAGCCTGCCGACGGCATGCAACCCAACCTCGGTTTTGAAGAGAGCGCACAGGCGTAAGGAGGACTGACCTATGGCATGGAACACCACCACAAAGGATAACAAGCCCACGGCCTATGACGTCAACGGCGTGAAAGGCCACAAGTGGGTGTGCCGGAGCAACGAGGAGTGGAGAGCCGAGCGCTCTCACTCCTTCGGAGCCTCCGAGGTGGGTGCGTTGCTCGGCATCAGCCACTTTGCCTCTCCCCTCAGCGTCGTGCGCCGCAAGCGCTACGAACTGAACGGCCTCTTCAACTACGACGAGACCGACGCGATGCTTGTCGGCCACCTCTTCGAGGGCGGCGTGGCCGCGTGGCTGGAGCGCAAGCAGGGTTACGAGATAATAGAGAGTTCCGCAGCCGAATACCTCCTGCGGCGCGACGATATGCCGTTCCTGCACGCCAGCCCCGACCGCATGTGCTGGCTCGACAAGGAAGGCCCCAGGAGCGGCAAGAGCAGCGAACTGAACAAGGCCGTCGTGGAATGCAAGACCACCAGCATACCCGTGGACGGCGACAACCTGCCCGTGAGCTGGATATTCCAGCTGCACACCCAGATGGGCGTGAGCGGCTACCACAAGGGCTTCATCGTGTGGTTCTCGTTCTCGACGCGCACCTTCGGCTTCCGCATGTTCGACTTCGACGAGGAGATATTCGCCGCCGCCGTGAACGTGTGCCGCGACACCTGGGAGCGCTGCATAGAGGGCGACGAAGAACCCGAACCCGTCAACGCCGCCGACATACTGCTGCTATACCCCCAGCACACCGTCGGCAAGACCATCACCGTGAACAACGCCACCACGACGACCATCTCCGAACTCAAGGAGTTGAAGGAGGCGAAGAAGAAACTGGAGGAGGCCATCGACGAATACGCCGACCGGCTGAAAGCGCAGTTCACCGACGAGGAGGCCATGGTGGACAACAGCGGCCGCGTGCTCTGCACCTTCAAGACCAACAGCCGCGGACAAAGACAATTCCTAGTCAAGTAACATATAACACAAAGCACAATGAAGATAGAAGGAAAATTCATCAAAGTCCTTCCGACAGTGGAAGGCGAGACACCAAGAGGAACATGGATACGTGGCGGCTTCGTCATAGAGACCTTCGGCGACTACCCCCGCAGGATAGCCTTCACCACCTTTGGCGAGGACAAGGTGAAGATGGCCGACGGCATAGCCGAGAGCACCCCCGTGGAGGTGACCTTCATGCCGGAGAGCCGTGAGCATAACGACAAGTGGTTTACCGAGTGCAAGGCCAGCGGAATTAAACCCATGATGTAGTATGGCGAAGAAAGAACAACCCAAGCCGGAGCCGAAGAAGGTACGCTGCTGCGACTGCCGCCGCTTCCAGCGCGACACCGAGGGCATATCCTTCTCGGCTCAGACTGGCGAGTAATTCATGGGCATCTGCCCCAAAGGACACTAGGACGGCTGCAAGAAGGTATTCGCCGACAAGGCAAGGGAATGTAACGAATACATCAAATAACAATCTATTAACACGTAAAACCAAAACAATGAACAGACAAGAATACACCGAGCAGATGAAAGACCTCTGCCGCAAACAAGCCGAACTAAAGATTGCACACATGGACAATCTCGAAGACCTTGAAGCAAAGACCGCCAGATTGGTAGCCGACATCAACGAGAACGCGAGAGTTGAGAAACGCCAAATGAAGGCCAACTATCGCCGTGAGCAACTGGAGCTTGAATGCAAAAAGCAACAGTTGAGAGCCGACTACCTTATGGAACACCCAGAGGAGGCAAAAAATGAGAACTAACCAGAATAGGAACGGCAAGGGCTTCTTCACGGAGCATTGGCAACCCACCGAGGAAGCCCTGCTTTCCAGCCTATGGGCCGACCACTCCATAAGGGAGATTGCACCCATGCTGCCGAACTACACCATGGGTGCAATCAGGGCAAAGGCCAACCACCTCGGACTGCAAAAAGACTTCGAGGCAAAGCGGAAACGTGGCGTAAAGGCATTGACACCGACACGCCGCAAGGCCGCAACGATGGAGAAGCCAAAGTGCATCAAGTCGCCCAACCGTGAGGTGATAGCCTTTTTGCCGGACGGTGTAATGTTGTTCGCCAACGCCAAGGAAGCAGCATCCCACTTCGGGTTGAGACTCCAAAGGGTGTACGACCTGATAGCAAGTGCCGAATCAACATACAGTGAGATAAGTTTTAACTACGCAATATAACACACAAAAGCAAGCACCATGGACAACGGATGGATTAAACTGCACAGGAGCCTCCTCAAATGGGAGTGGCATGACGACCCGAACACCTTCTGCCTTTGGGTTCATCTCCTCCTCATGGCCAACCATGACGAACAGAAGTGGCACGGCATGGTCATCCCCAGAGGCTCCCTTTTGACAGGTCGGAAGAAACTCGCTGGAGAAACAGGACTTACGGAACAGAGCGTAAGAACTTCGCTTACCAAACTTGAAAAATCGCAAAATCTAACCAACAAATCAACCAATAAATTTACGCTCATAACTATCTGTAATTACGACACCTACCAAGACACTTCGACAGGCTATCAACCAACAAATCAACCAACTGTCAACCAACTGTCAACCAACTATCAACCAACAACTAACCAACAACTAACCACAAACAAGAATATAAAGAATGTAAGAATAGAAGAAAGAAAGAATAATAATATTATCTCACTCACACCCGTGCGCGCGCGTGAGGAGGAGGGTTTAAATTCGGTGGTAAGCGACAACATCGAACAGATGAAAGAAAGATACCGCTCCGAGCTATGCGGCAACACCATGGCCAACGAAAGCGCCAGACGCATCTACGGGCTCACCACAGAACAACTCTCGCAAGCCCTTGACATCTTCACCGACAAGCTGGTCGTCGACGGTGACACACGGAAAGCCTACGGCGAATATCGCAAGTACTTCGGCACATGGCTCAAGGTAAACGCAAAACGCATCTTCTTCAACCAAGAAAACAACACAGCAAGCAATGGAAACCGCTATCAGTACACTCCCAGCGCCGACCTCCTCAACGAGGTTGCCGAAGGATTTACAGCAGGTGTGTAACCGGCTGGCCGTCCCCGCACCGCTGCAGGCCATCATCACTCGTGCACAGTCATACGCCGCCATCTGCGACATCGTGGCCAACGGCGAGGAAATGAAGATTGCCAAGGTGGCGCAGCAGCAGGGCAGCGCCCCCACGCGCTCCTCCATCATAGCCATGCTTATCTACATGAACATGCAGCTGCACCTGGCATCGAGCCTTACGGACGACAACATACGCACTATTGCCGACGACCTCACCAACAACCCCGAGATAAAGTGGTGGCTCACGCTGGCCGACGTGCAGATGCTCTGCCGCAACATCCTCAACGGCACCTACGCACACTACTATAACCGCTTCGGCCTCGACACCTTCTATGAGTGCTTCGCCAAATACTGCAACGAGCGTAACGGCATCCACCGCCAGCAGTCCGAGAGCCGCCCCGTGGCCGACACCGCCGTGCTGGAGGAAGTCAACCTCGGCTACCACCTGGGCGAAGACGGTCGGCTGGTTGTCCATGAGAAGAAAGAGCAAGCCAAACACCCACACCGATACATCTACGACAACGGCAAGGTGCGCGAGAACCCCGACTTCTGGGCTTCCTATGGTGTGCGCCGCGAGAAGAGCCCCGAGGAGATAGAGCACATGAACCGCAGCAACAAGTTCCAGGAACGCATCTGCCAGATTATCGACCGCGACCACTGCTCAATAGCCGACGCCATCATGCGCGCCACGGAGGAGGAGAAGGTGGAGAGTGTGGTTGATGGGTTGAATGGGGCTGATGGGCAGAATAAATAAAACACCGGTTTACACAAACAATAAAATAACACATTATGACAGAGAAAGAATTCTTTCAGCAAGTATGGAGGCCGTATGACCTCATCACCCTAGAAGGTGGTATCACCGGAAACATCATAAACGTATGCTTCCCGACTCGTTCGGTATGCGTGTCCATCGCAGGCGCTCGTGAGTGGTTTCGGTGCGAACTAATCACGGAGCACACCCCGCGCACGGGTAACCCAGATGACATATCCACCATAGCAGACCTACAGGAAAAACTTATGGCCGCCAACCAAAAGACAGAAAACCAAAAAAAGACGATTGCTGTCCTGCAGGATACAATAAAACAACTCAAAGAGAAGCTGCAGTACAACAGCCATGAGCAGGCAGACAGGATAGAGACGCTGCTGAAAGCAATAAGGGAAAGCCTTATTGAGAAGCAGAAGCGCGTGGAGAAGAACTTAGAGAGCATCGCTGAGTTGGATATGATAATTGATAACTTTTACAAAACCAACAAATAAAAACAGGTACCCATGAGTGCAATTTTAATGACAGAGGATTATTGGGCGAACAGTCCCTTCTCCGTAGCCCGCTACTATGGCGGTATTAAAATGGATGGTATCGAGTATATCATCGTGAACAAGGAAGGCAAGGATGTCTTCGAGTGCAGTAAGGAGGCCGAGAAGGCTGGCCGAGAGAAGGCGATAGAGCCGGGAGAGCCGGGTGACCTTATTGACAAGCGCTATAAGTCCATCTACAAAAAGGTGGGGCGTGAGAAATTCATCGAGTGGGTGAAGGAGGGGCTTGAACTAAAACAGATGAATGAACGTCTCAAGAAGCAGCCCAAATAGGCTGCTGGAAAGATGCAAGATAAAACAAAATAAAAAAACAACATCATTATGAGCAACAACAACGACAACCTGTCCAGCTGCCAGTCGCAGAACAAGAAGATAGCCGATTGGCTGCAGGCGGGCAACAGCCTCACGCAGATGGACGCTTTGAATATGTTTTAATGCTTCCGTCTCGCCAGCCGTATCAACGACCTCCGCAAACTAGGCTTGGAGATTGTAACCGAAAAGATACTCACGCCCAGCGGCAAGAGGGTGGCGAGTTACAAGATAGCATAGCAAGGAGGTGAAAATGAGAAAGATAATGTTCAACGATAAGTACGGCTTGACGGATGCCGTGCTGCAAGGACGTAAGACTATGACGAGGCGGATGGTGAGCGCTCCCGAATATTGGCACGGGGTGTGGGTGTGGGGATTTTCTTTTGATGAACATAGCCACTCACTCCTATTGTACGATGCAGATGAAAGACCTATGGAAGACCCCGATACTGGAGAATGTGCGTATATTAAACCGAGGTACAAGATTGGCGAAGTTGTGGCGGTGGCGCAGTCGTATCAGACTATACTCGATACTGTCTTTGGAGATGACCAGCAATGGAAGTACGGCTATAAGAGGGAGGTGGAGGAATCTTATGAAAAGATGTGGGAAGACATTAAGGGGCGTACCAACAAGATGTTTGTCCTTGCCGACCTTATGCCCCACCAAATCCGCATCACTAACATCAAGGTGGAACGGTTGCAGGATATTAGCGACGAGGATTGTCTGAGAGAGGGTTTGATAAAAAGAACGGACGGATTTATCCCCGAAGAATATTTTTATACGTATTGCGGCGCGGATGTAGATTTTGCTTACGTTAAAACCGCATTTGAAGATTTGATTGACAAAGTTTCCGGCAAAGGTACTTGGGAGAGCAATCCGTGGGTGTTTGCGTATAGTTTTGAACTTGTAAAATAAAAAATTATGGAAGACTACAAAAAGAAATACGAAGATGCTCTTGAGAATCTCAAGAAAATTAGGAATGCCAATAAAGATAACAAAGAGTTGGTGGACTTTATAGAGTATAAATATCCAGAACTCAAAGAGAGAGAGGAAGAGAGTATAAAGGAAGATATTATATCTCTTGTTAATGAGTTCTGGGAAAGAATTGGCTCAATAAATCCAGAATATTCATCTCGTAGTAAAATGATTGCTTGGCTTGAAAAGCAAGGTGAGCAGAAGTGTTTTGATGTTCTTAATGAGGAAGATTATAATGAGATTGAAACTATTGCAATGCATCTTGAAAATATGAATAATGAGGCAATGGCTGTTTCTTTACGAGAAATCTTATATAAATATAAATGTAAGCCATCTACTTGGAGTGAAGAGGATTACAATGAAATGGGAGTTATTGCATGTCATCTTGATAATATGGGCAATGAAGCAATGGCTAACTCGCTATTATGTATTAGAGATAAATACAACAACGTAAAGCCAAGACATAAGTATGAATGGAGTGAAGAGGATGAAAAGAACTACAATACCATACTAAAAATCATACAAAATTTTGATACGTCAGCACAATCAGCCAATAAACTGTCGAACTGGCTCAAATCCCTCAAAGAAAGATACACTTGGAAGCCGAGTGATGAGCAGATGGAAGCACTTTCCAATGCTTTAGGTCTTGCAAAGAGTTGTGGAGAGGAGAGTTTTTACGACCTTAGAGCATTGTATGAACAGTTAAAGAAACTAAGGGAGGAATAGTTATGATTATAATTGAAAGAACTTGGGAAGAGCCAAACCCTCGTGGTGGAGGTAAACTTAGTAAAGTTGAGAGAAGAGTCTTTGATGACAACGACAAAGAAGGTATAAACGAATTTATAAACGCTAAGTCCTGTGTGTCTGGTTATGAGTGGTCTAATGTTAAATATAAATATACTAAGTTATGAAAGCAAACGAAGCGCCAGAGAAGATTTATCTTCAACAATATGATGAGAATACACTTATTTGTTTAAATAAGTATAATATCAGTGAAGAGTGGTCAAATAAACCTTGTAATGAAAAGGTTGCAATTAATATCGAATACACTAGAATTGATTCCTTTATTGAGAAGGCTTGCTTTTGGTTGAAAGAAAACAAAGACAAGTACCTCTATAACACAGGAGACAAAGGTGAGTATATTCCTACTTGTTCAGGCAAGATGATTGAGGATTTTGAAAAATATATGAAAGGATAATAATATGGATGTTACAAAAAACGCAGTTTGGACTACTGATTGTTGTGGAAAAGAAGATTTTGACTTTCAAGTTATAAATTGTGACACAAGATACTACCCCGACAATTCAGTAATATGTTCAATTATATTTTTGAGTTGTTTCCATATACAAGCAGACGAAGATAACAATCATTATTCTGATGGTGAAGATTATACTCTTTTAGAAAGTGACATTCTTTATGGAAAATCTAAAGATGATTGTAGAAGGATTGTTAAAGACTGGTACAATGAGAATGTTCCAAAAGCATTGCAAATGGCATTAGATAAATTAAAACAAGAACATTGAAGATTTCAAAAACTATATGAAAGTAGCTCAGAAAGGAGAATAAGTAATATGAAACAAGCACTTATTACCATCGTACTTTTGCTGCTGACGGCTACCGTGCCGAGCAGGAAGGTTGCTCACACAGAGCCGATGGCCGACAGCGTGGCCGTGGAGGACACCTACACCATAGACACCCTTGAAGCGATGGTCTACGCCTTTGCCTGGGTGGAGAGCCGTGGCAACCACATGGCATATAACGAACGCGAGGATGCCGTAGGGCTTCTTCAGATACGTCCCATCATGGTGCGCGAGGCCAACCGTCTGCTTGGCGATGAGGCCTTCACGCTGGCCGACCGCTGGGAGCCGATAGAGAGCATCGACATCTTCTGCACCGTCATGGAGCATCACAACCCGCAGCTCGACATCGACCGCGCCATAGACATCTGGAACCCACGATGCCTTGCGGCCTACCGCCAGGCGGTGAAACAAGAATATTACAACAACCTAAAACAATAAGCCATGAGAATAACACAGTACAACGAGCCTATCACGGGCATTCTCCCCGACGGGAAGAGGATTTATTTCCGCAACAGAACGCAAATTATCAAAAACTACGGCCTCACCATTTACCAGATTGAAGACCTGCTGAGGACGGGCAAGGCGTTCCATACCGACACCGCCCTCTGGGGCGGCAAGCCTCGGCTGTGCGTGAAAGCCGAAGGTATGCGGTTTGAATACACGATAGAGAAATAACAAACACACAAAACACAATAACACACCATGAACCACGACATAGCACATTGCGACGGAAGTCGCTGCAAGCACCACAAGGAGTGTCTACGTTATGCAGCCCATCTCGACCTGATGGAGCAGGACGTGCCGACACGTATCGCCAAAGGCAACTACATCTCCTCGGAGGAGTGTATCGGACGCAACTACGACCTCTTCTGGCCGGACAACACCAAGAAACAACATCGGCAATGAACATCACACTTACACTTAACGAATGGTACGATGCCGACTTCCACAAGCCGCCAAAAGACCGCCTTGTGCTGTGCCACCTCGACGACGACACCTTTTCAGAATGCTACTTTAACGGCATGTATTGGGTAGGCCAGCACGGCATGCGTATCTCTGAGGAGGTGCACAAGGTGGATGCGTTCCTTATACACACAAAATACAATCCAGACGATTTGCAGTAACACCATGCCGCGTGTTCCCGACAAGAAACCGGTCGGATGCAGGTAGAGAGGATGGGGTATTAATTTGGGTTTGCTTCATGATAGTTGTTTGTAATAACGTCCTCTGCAAAGCATGAAACGTGGTGGTGCGAGTCCACCCACGCGGCCAAATTATCAAACCACAAAAAAAAGAATAACACATGAACAACAAAGTATTCATCAGCGGGAAGGTGACGGGCGATGTCTCGTACCCTTTCAAGTTCGAGGCCGCCGTGGTCACGGTGCAGAGCGAGGCCTTCTTCGACAGAAACGGCAGCGCACGCCTCTCGGAGAAGTACGGCCGCTTCGGCTTCCGAGCCGTCAACCCCATCGAACTGACATTCCTGGACATCCCCATGTCGCTTCTGCCCTATTGGCTGTGCATGGCGGTATGTCTTTGGCACCTCACATGGTGCAGCCATGTCTACATCCTGCGCGACTGGCATGAGAGCCGCGGTGCGCGGATAGAACGCAAGTGGGCTAAATTCCTTCACAAAAAAATGATATACCAATGACAGCAGAGATAGACTTCCAACCGAACACGGAATATTACACCGTCATCACCGACGGCGACGGCAACGAGATAGAACGCCTCGACGGCAAGGTCAACGTCCGCGGCAAGGACTATGTCGACCTCCTGCCCATAGAGTGCAGGTACATAGCCGTGACAACCGAATTGTTGAACGTAATAAAGATAGAGAGATGAAACCGACCTTATCCTACCTGCGGAGTCTCTTCTTCGTGAAGTACCGGCTGACATACTATGTCGGAGGCCACCCCAAGAACATCTATGGGAACAGGCGCAAGGCCATGATGGGACGGCTGTGCGACATCAGGCGCATCGGCCTGTGGACGCTCTACAAGACGGGGCCTTTCGGGTTGCCCGAGCGAGCCGTGGACTGGGGCGAGGGTCGCCCCGCAGACATTGAAAACTGATGTTTTCACAACTTAATACACCGCATCCGACAAAGCGGTGTATTTTTGCAGTCAAAAATAAACATCTATGATAAAAGAGATAGCATACCAAGGTTATAGTGTCGTGCCGTCGGACTACGAGAGTGCCGACGGGCAGATGGCGGCATCGCTGAACCTTATCCACGAGGAAGGAGCCATGCGTCCCGTATTCCAGCCGAAGAGGCAGATAAAATTCCAGATGGGAGATACACATGTTGCCACGGTTAAATACATACACAAGACGGCAGACTATACGCACTACATAGTACAGGTAAACGACAACCAAGCAGAACAAAGTATCGGTTGGATAGATAGTAGTGTGATAGAACTTGCAACGGAGTTGCCGGTTGTTATCACGCCCTCGTCGGAAGAATTGAACTTTATAAATGTTGGCGGTGTGTTTCGGGGGATAGAAATGTACGAGTATAATGCCATCGGAAATACTTTGGTTGTCTTGACAGAAAATGGGATGCATTACATTCTGTGGAAAGACGATACCTACACTTATCTTGGAACGCATCTTCCAGAGCTGGAATTGTCGTTCGGGTTGCAAGGAACAAAGGAGAACAGCGAGGATTTCTATGTAGAAATAAAATCCACAGCCCCAACTCAATTTACCATAGGAGAATTGCCATATATAGGAAATGAGAAGTTGTTTTCAGAACTGCACCTTTCAGATGACAAGGTAAATGAAATCACTGATACGATACTTGCACAAGTCAACAAGTATATCGCCGACAATTCAACCAATGCTGGCAAGTTTCTTTTCCCGTTTTTTGTCCGCTATGCTTATCGTCTATACGACGGGTCACTCACTATGCACTCTTCGCCAGTGTTAATGACAACATCTTCAAAAATGTCGCCCCATGCATTCATTACAAATATTGCAACAATATTAGATGATAACCGTTTTTATGTGCAAGGACTGACTACGAAGATAGGTGGCTTGGTATTTGATTTGGACTATCAGTGTGTCGGAGGGTTGAATGCCCTTCAGGATTGGTCAGACATTGTTTCTTCTGTAGATATATTTGTGTCAGCCCCCATCTACACCTATGACCAAAGTGGCAAGGTTACTGGAATTATGAATTATGAGGAAAACAAAAAGGGTTTTACCATTGCCAATATACCAAGCGAAGGAAACGATTATTACGATATCCGGAACGACACGAGTTTATCTATCAGCAACTACGGAGGAAGTGCAACTACTATTCCAGGATACGAAAAATTTTACAAAATTGGAAAGATTGAATTTATTGTACCGCAACACGACGAAGAGACACTCAAGACAGATGTCCTCGACCGTGCAGCATTCTACAAGTTGACATCTTTAGAACTTTCTGAAATATCGACTAATACGAGAGAGTTAATACACATACAAGAAGATTATTTGCAGTCACTAGTCAACCGCGAGTTGATGACCGACGACTACGACTCTCACGATATACTTGTGTCTCAAGTGTCGTATATTTACAATTCACGGCTTAACATAGGAAACATTAAGAAAAAACTTGCGACACCGGCGCGTTTGATTACATGCTCTCCATTTACCAATACCAATACGGAAAATTACTATATGCATGTGTTTATCTCGGACAACGGGAAGGAATATGTAATGACATCAGCAGTATCGGTGTTAGGTGGATTTGGACACTCCACGATAAATTACCTGTATTACCCCAATCCACACGCTCACAAGATTGTAATAGAGTCAAGAACCGACAACCTCTATGCAGAGTTTCCATTAAAGATGCACGCCTTTTTGAATGGTGCAGTCTATCATGAAGGTATGGATAATACAGGAGTCAGTACCGTCGCCCCACCTGAAGATACTACGGATAACACATACCGCATTCCAAACAAAATATACTCCTCCGAGGTTAACAACCCCTTCTTCTTCCCCGTGACGGGCATCAACACCGTTGGCACAGGAACCATCCTCGCCATGAGTGCCGCCACCAAGGCGTTGTCGCAGGGTCAGTTCGGGCAATTCCCGTTGTATGTATTCTCGGACGATGGCGTCTGGGCTTTGGAGGTGTCGCCGACCGGCACCTTCTCGTCGTCGCACCCCGTGACGCGCGACGTGTGCATCAACGCCGACAGCATCACACAGATAGATACCGCCGTCCTCTTCGCCACCGAACGCGGCATCATGCTCGTGCAAGGCTCCGACACGGTGTGCATATCCGACGCGCTCTTCTCTGAGCATCCTTTCAACGTTCTCGACCTGCCACATGCCAGCGTGCTGCACACCATGCTGGGACACAACACAGACACCTGCCTGCCGACCAAGCCGTTCATCGGCTTCTTGTCGGGTTGCCAGATGCTATACGACTATGTGCACCAACATATCATAGTATTCAACCCGTCAAAGACCGTCAGCGAAGGTGTGACGACATACGACTACACCTACGCCTATGTCTATTCTCGCAAGTCGAAAGAGTGGGGCATGATGTACACCAACGTTAGAACGAGGGTCAACTCCTATCCCGAGGCAATGGCCATGACGCACGACGGGCATTTTGTCAGCTTCGCACGCGCCGCCGCCGACAACGACTACAAGGGTCTCTTCATCACACGTCCTATCAAACTGGGCAATCCGGATGTGTTGAAGAGCATCCACACCGTCATACAGCGCGGCATGTGCCAGCGCGGCGATGTCAACACCGTGCTGTGGGGTTCACGCGACCTCTACAACTGGTATTTAATCGGCTCCAGCACCGACAACGCCATACGCAACCTACGCGGCACACCGTACAAATACTTCCGCATAGGTGGTGTGGCCACGCTGACAGACGGCAAATCGCTTTTTGGCGTGAGCGTTGAAGCCGAGCCACGGCACACTTCCGTAATGCAATAACAGGCATTGCATAATAACAAGAGGCCGGCACTTGATTGTGTCGGCCTCTCTCCTTGTCGGCATGTTCCAGCCCCTTGGCGACTGGTATCTCTCTAGAAAGGAGTCCTCTTTCGCAGGCACATCTTCTGTATCGTCATGTTGAGCATCTCCAGCAGGAAGACGTTGCTCATGTCGGCATACATGGCAGCTTCCTCCCTGTTGGTAACCATATACCAACGGGCGATGATGCCGTAGACATAGGCGTTGAAGAGTTTTATCTTCAAGCTCGGAATCAAGATGGTGTTGAACTTGTCATGCACGTTCAGCGTCATGGAATAGATTTCGCTGCTGTCGTCCGTCCCCATGCCTTCGGCTACAAGCCGTTCCTGCACCACCTGCACGATGTCGGAACGTACCTCGTCCCAATGCATCAGCAACTCGTTTCTGTCCTCGTCGATGGTACGGATGCGCTCGTAGGCTCCCTCGTCGTTCAGTTTCTTGTCTTCCTCGCGCTTGCTCCCCACGTAGTTGGTCTTCTGCTCCACCTCGGCAAGCACAGCGTTCCTGCTTATGCTTAATGTAATCTCCATATTGAACAAATTTTTTGCAAAGGTACGCTTCTATGCAGACACCGCGATTATAAGTTGTGAATAAGCGAAAAAAACAAAAGGACGTCACCCACGAGGCAGCGTCCTTCTGAATACGGCTGTCGCATCAGTCGATGTTGTTATTTTAAATAATAGTCTCTGATTTCAAAATACCCGTCGACATCCATGAGTTTGTTCATGGCAAGGCTGTGGAGTGTCTTGATGTAGTCGGTGTTGCCAGTGTCGGTCGGCTGCAGACCCATGAGGCCTGCAATGACCTTGCCGTTGTCGCTGTGGATGGCGTTCATCACAACCCACAGGGCATAGCAGTTGAACACGCTCTCGCGCTCGTACTCCAGGCCGAGGTTCTTCATGGCTCCAATCCAGGCGTCGTAGTTCCATGCACCCGACGGCACCATGTTCTCGAAGATTTCCATGGCTTCGGAACGGGTGAGATACTGCCGCCACTTGACCGCGCACAGCGTCTCGATGTACTTCTCCGCGGCCTCCGGCTTGTTCTCAATCATCCACTCCATCATGTGACGCATCACGTCGCCGAAGAGCATCATGTATTTCGGCTCCCTCGACATGGCCATGTAGGCATACAGGCCGTCGAACTTGGTTTTCAATTCTTCCTTTGTCATTTCTTTTTAGTTTTGGTTATCGTTTTCGTTTTCTTGCCGCACGTAGGGCAGTTGGCCTTCGGCACCGGCATCAACGTCTGTTTCCTTGGTGTATATATTTTCATAGAGCTTATTGTATAATGTATCTATATATCCATATAACAATTCCAGCCACACGGCACAGTAGGCGCACAGGAACGACACCGCGACTGATGCTATCAGCGGCAGACCAGACAGGATGGAGCAAAGTAGCACAACCCAAAATGACAAGCATTTGCTGCAATTCAAGATGGGTATCTTGTGCCGCAGCACTCCCTCTACGGCTTCCACCAAGCCGAGGTGGTTGGCCAGCGTGGCCGACAGCACCAGCATCACGATGTCAGTCCAGTTCATACCTTATGCTCCGGTGGTGACGTTGAACGATGTGGTCAGCGCAACGGCATTGGTGACGTTGCAGCAGTCCGTGAGGTTCGTGGGCGTGGCCACCACGCTGCCGGCGGTGACGGTGGGAGCCGCAGCCGTCGAGCAGGGGACGCACAGCGTGACAAACACGTTGTCGGTCACGGGACATTGGTTGCACGGGCATTGCTGGTTGCAGCCGCACTTGTAGGGCATGTAGGTGACGTTGCCGCTGACAAGCACGTCGCAGCAGAATACGCCGTTGCCGACGTCATGCGGCGCGTTGAGCACCTGATAGCCAAGGTTGGCGCTGATAGGGTAGAAGCCGTTGACGCATATCTTGCGGTTGCCGCAGGTGTAGTGCGTCAGGCTCAGAAGATAGTTGGCATTCGCAGCCGTGCCGCCAGGCACCAGCGTGAGAAAGTCTATCTCGGTAGTTCCGTTTTTGCAATTACAACTCATAACTCTTAACTTTTAACTCTTAACTGAATTCGGCAGCCTATTCTCTACACCGCTGCCTCTTGTGTTTCTTCCAGCGGGTTGAACACGCTCTCGTCGGCATGTTCCATCCGCTTCACTCTGTCCTCCAGCCGCTCAAAGCGGTCTTGCAACTCGTCCATGCGGTCGAGCATTATCCTCGACATCTGGGCGGCACAGTACAGCCGTTGGTTGGGGTGGCACTTCAAGCAGTCCTTCGGACATGTCTTGATGTTGTTGTTCTCGTCAGCCATTGCTACTGAAAAATTCGTTGATACGGTTTCTCACAAACGGGTTCTTGTCCCAACTCGAAGCGGCTTCGGTTATCTTGCGTGCCGTCACCGCTCGTCCATGCTGGGCGTGCTGGTTGATGAACGCTATTATGGCGTTGCGTGCTGCCTCTACCTCCTCGGGTGAGTCGGCGTAGATGTTGAACTTTATCTCATATCCATTCATAATCTTAGCAATTTCTTATCAGCAAATTAGCAGTTGATATTCATACAATTACAAGCTATTGATAGAGTTGTGCCTACCGTTGTGTCTACCTTCAGCAACTTTTCAGCAATTTTTTATCAGCCGTTTATCGGTGGTAGCGCACTCGCGGCGGACTCCACTGTCTTGCCCTTGCCGGTCAGCGAACGTATCAGTTCCACGCCCTGCATGATGCCGTCCTGGTTCTCGCGGATGAAGCCGAAGATGCCGTCTGCCGTTCCCTTCACCTTCTCCATCACCGTGGGAGGTACGGGGTCGAACATCGGCAAGTCCTCCATGCCCTCTATATAGAAGTTGTAGAGTTTCGTCGCCTCGTCCACGTTGCCCTTTGAGGCCATTATGCAGAACTGCTTCAACGCAGCCTTGCTGGTGGGTGTGAATTGCTGTGCCATCTGCATCATCTTCTCGCGCTGTTTCCGTTTGTTGAACATTGTGGTAATAATTGGGGATAATCTGTCAGGATGATTTTTTTTGATAATCTCGGATTATGTACAGATTATTTCAAAGCATTCATTTTGTTTGTTTTGCATTTGGATAATCTGAACGGATAATCTCAGATTACGCTCAGCTCATTTTTCAGATTATCCCCAACTTGTGTTTTTTAAGCACCGCAACCGCAACCGCTGGCAGGGCAGGCGCAAGGACGGGCGTCCTGATACAGCGCCACACGCTGGGGGTTCTCCGAGTAACGGCCGGTCATAAGACCGAAGGTAAGCTCGTTGGAGAGCTGCTGCGACTGGCTGAGGTTGCCTTGCTGGCTGCCGCTCACGGTGTCGTTGATGGTGTTGGTGATGTTGAGGTCACCGTTGACACGCTCGGCACGCTCGGTGGCAAGCAGGGCGGCGGTCTGGTTCAGCAGGGCGTTGGTGCCGTTGTTCTGGGCGGTGGCAACTTCCTGTGCTTTCTTGGCTTGACTTCCGGCATACACCCAGCCGGTGACGGCGGCCAGCAGACCGACGCTGCCAAGCACAAGGCCGGTGATACCTACGCCGTTGGCGCGACGGCCTTCCTTGTGAGCCATCATGTAATTTTCATACGGGGTCATCCCGTTGTGATACATTTCTTCTGACATGATTCTTTCGTTTTTTTTGTGTTAATAATTCCGTTCTGTGAAACCGATTTCACCCACAAAAATACTATCATGCCACATCGAATACTAACAAAAAAATCAGCCCCCACAACTGCAATGCTGTGAGGGCTTCCGGTGGTACGTCGGTGTATCAAATTATCGTCTTAGTGCCAATGCCTCTATTTCACTCCGCAAAAATCCAACCTTCTGGTTGTTTATGCGCTGCATCTTCACGCCGTGGCGGTCGAGCGTGGCTTTCAGCGTCGTGCGGTTGCCTATGCCCAGCATCTTTCCAGCCTCGTCGTAGTTTACGAAACTCTGCCGTGAGAAGTAACCTTTGCTCTCGGCGTTGGTGTTCTCCAGCATGTGCGCCACAGCCTCCTCGCTGCATTCGTCGCGGTCTATACGGTCGATGGCATCCTGCAGCACCCTGCGGGCATACATCAGTATCGGTGACTTTTTCGCCATAGTCTCTTTATCTTTTTCACCTTTATATAATGCTGCACCGCCAGCGTGGTGGTGGCAGTGAGGCCTGCCGTGAGTATCACCGGCGGCACAAGAGCCATGAGGTTCTTCGGCATGTAGTCGAAGAGTGCGTCCGTGCATACCAATGTATCCTGCATGAAGATGGCATACGCCGTCCACTTGATATATTTGCAATGGTACACACCATGAGCCGAAAGGCACAGGCACACGCACAACTCAAACAGCAGATAGTAGAACTGCCGCCATATATCGACAGCAAAGATGTCAGCCACGAGGTAACTCAATACCAGGTAGACTGACACCAGTATGATTGTGCAACGTATGAGTATCTTGCTCACTTCGTCCTGATGCTCTTGCGGGCGTTGACGGCTTTGTTGATAAGTGGGTTGGTGGCGCGGGTGTTCGGTGCGCGCAGTGCCACCTTGGCGGTGAGCGTAGATGTCCTCGGCGCTGCCGTTGTCCTGGTTGCAGGTGCAGGCTTGGGTGTTGCGACTCTCGCCTTCGGTGCCCTTGTCGGCCTGGATGCTGATGGTCTTACTTTTGGCATATTATATTATATAAGATTAGAATAAATAGCCTACTCCTACAAACACACCGACGGCGGCCTCTCCTTTGAGGTTGGTGCCAACGCCCACGCCCACACTCGGGCGAAAGCGTTTCTGCCACGGTATCGCCTCTTTGATTATAATCGGTGTAATGGTGGTTGTCACGGCCAAGGTGTCGATGCAAACCTCATAGCCGGACAGAGAGGCCGTCAGCCGTATGGTGCGGTTCGTGTCGGTGAGGGTTGTGTCGTAGTGGTATTTGTATATCGGCACATCCACCAGCACGCTGTCGGTCAGCCACATGCTGTCGGTGAGTGTCGTGGTGTCATGTATTGGCAGCTTCACGACCTTGGTGTCGTAACGATACACCGTGTCGTGCTGCCACTCGGTGATAGTCTCGGTGAGCGTATCTGTAACCATTTCCGGCTCGGGTGCAGACATCCTTCCGAACAAGAATGCCAGCAGCGAACATATTCCTATCGCCACGAAAATGATAAGCCAGCGTTTCATCGCTTCACCTCCTTGTGTGCATCACAGGCCTCGTCGTAGAACTTGTGGAATTTTCCGTCCTTGCGGCATGGACACATATCGCCTTGGTCAACCACCCCGCTGTAAACGCAGGTGCCGCAGGTGTTCTCTTTCTCTATGAAATTCATCTCGTCGGTCTGTGCCGCCAGTCTGTCTTTCGCGCTCATATCACTTGTACCGTTACATGTTCGCCGCGCTTCTCGCATGCCATCACTCGTGCCGCCAGCGCGTCCATATACACGCGGTCGCCGTCCAAGTGGCCAACGATATTGTTCTTCCCAAGCAGAATGCAGCCCTCGCTGTGGTCTGCCGTCATGCCGTTGTGCATCAGTATGCCCGTGAAGCCAGGGACGCGCAGCAGCATCACCACATAGCACTTGTATTTCTCCCAATAGTAGCTGCAAGCGTCATAGATGCCCGTGGGGATGGCCGTCTTGCCATAGACCTTCTCTATAGTTTTGCCGTCGCCCACGCTCCAGTAGCCCTTGGCGTTGCCTACCGGAGTGGGCGTGAACGGCATTACCTGTGTCACGCCGCGGTCGGTATCTTCCAGCGAATCGCAAAAAGCCTTGCCGTCAACGGCGACTTTGCCAATGGTGTACGTCGCCTTGCGTGTCTTGCGGACAACCTTGATATTCATAAGTCCTCGTCGTTTACTTCGTCGGCCGCGACAGTGACAGTCGTGGCTCCGTGACTGATTTTCGCCTTGATGCCTGCTTCGAGGTACACGGGGATGTTCACAACGAATGTCAGTAGGGCTCCTCCTCCAAGGATTTCTCCGATGGCCGTAAGAACACTTCCCGAGACTTCTCCCGTCGGCGGCACACAGAAGCCGGCAATCACCAACCCGAGGGCAGCGAGGAATGTTGCATGAATGTACCACGGTGAGCCTTTAATGATGTCTTTTGCCATTTCTTATATGTCTCCTTTTCGTGATGCAAAATTACGAACTATATGACGCCTTGCTGTTTTATGTTGTGAAATAAATATACATTAAGAAAGTATCATATTGAAAAAAAAGAAAACAGCCACCGAAGTGACTGTTAATGTTATATGAATTAATTTATGTTAATCTACTATATTCACTAATAATGCACATTAAATAGTTGCACAACATTTCTGCATGAGCTTTTTGAACCTCATACCCAAGAACTTCACCAGTGGGGAATCCATTACAACCTTCAAGAGTTATGCCCAAATTTCCTTTTTGCATAAAATATACATCAGCATTACCATAAATTAAAGAGCTTTCTGCTGTAGCATCACTAACTCTACCACAAATATAAGGATGGGAATAAGGAATTTTATTACTGATAACATCCCACTTCATGCGGATAACATGAACCGCGTTATCAAACCCTTTAATATTATTCTGAGCGTGATTAAGCTCGAGAAGAGCAATTAGCTCAGAAGTCATATCAGTAAGAAACTGAGACTGCTTTCTAGGATTCCAACCATTGGCAAGGTTGTACTTTTCTATAAATTCTTTGGGCTTCATATCTTATACAATTTCACAAGGTCCTGGTTCAATGTCAACAAGCTGTAGAGCCATTTGGAACTTCTGAACGGTAGGGCAATCCGACAAATTTATTATAGGTCTCTCACACTGCTGACGATGCCATATTCGTAAGTTAGTTTTATTCTTCCAGAACACAACACAAATCTCCAGTTCGCCGACTGCCTTGTAAGCTGAAGCCATAATCGTACTTCTCCAGTTGTTGTCTGTGATGATGAATCCCACAGACTCAAGATACTTTACAGTTAACTTCATAACTTTTAATTATTAACTATTTCCATTTCATAGTTAGTTGCACTGCATATTACTTCATCACACAACTTAATTGTGACACAAGGATAAGTGCAATAGCATTCACGAGTTGTATCAAATTCAATCTTCAGGTTCTCCTTCAAGAACTCTACTAACTCTTCTTTACTCATAACTCTAAACTTTATATAAACAAAATACGATGCTCCTCCATAAAGAAAGAACATCGTTTTAATGATGTAAAAACAAGCATATTAAATAAAGAACTACACCTTTTGGTGTAATCCTTATTGTAATTATAGTTTATTTATATTTTACCTGATTTACTACTTCTTTTAGCCATATCCATATTGTTTAAATTTATTGCAAAAAATAGGAAATTTATTTAAATTGATAAAATCTATTTTTTGATTGAATTTTGGCAAATTATATAATCTCACTTGTTATAAGTGATACACTTTCAACTTGGTCTATATAATAACGTGGTATTCTCATTTCATAATTTGCTTTTGTAACAAGACCTTTAGTTGTTGTAAGTGCAATTTTTACCCCTTCTGTCTTTATATGCTCACAATGGAAAGGAGTTGTATAACCTCCTACATAGACATGAATGGTGTCATCAATCATCAGTGATTCTGCTTGATTAAAACTATTCTTCCACAACTCCCATTCGGTAATAGTATTGGATGACAAGCCGTGCGTATCATCATTTTTTGCGTGAAATATAACATCAAAGCCACAAGCACGAATATTTTGCACCAATTCACGAACACTTGAACCAGTACCTTGATAATTAAATGTCTTTGTTGCTTCATCCCACGAATATTCACCCGGTGAAGTATGTAGTGCTAATGTGAGTTTTGCACCAAAATCACTAAATGCAGAACGAATATTTCTATCAAGGAAAATATACTCTCTCCAATCATCATTAATTGTTACAATAGACCTTTTAGGTAATGTTTTGTTCCCTTTAACAAACTCACAAATGTCATTTATTGATACAAAAGTATATCCTTTAGATTTGGCTAAATTGAAGAACCAATATAATTTATCAATATTGGTAGAGTAAGTTCCACTCGCAACTGTTGAATTCTGTATATCGTGCATTGTATATACCATTACACGAGGAGATAAATTAGAACAAATAGTATAACCACTGTTTGTATTAACCAACAATTCCGCATCAAGAGTATCAACTATTCTAACATCAATATCTTTATAAGAAATATCAATGTTACTGCCAGATTCGCTTCCACCAATATACACCTTAAAATCGTTTGTATTAAATATATCATTTTTTGACAAATCTCTTTCATAAAACCCAACTCCATCAATCTGTATTATTGGTCTTGTGTAGTTAGAATCTGGGTCGTACATACACTCAAATATATGCCAATCTTCATTAATTGCGGTTGGAATATAAAAATCATCATTGTTAATAACACTATTTCTTGTATTTACAATACAAATATCTCCAAAAGTAGCAAGTTGTGCAGGAGTTGATTGGTATGAATTAAAGACTTGAACCTCAATATCGCTATCATTCTTTAATGCTGCTATCAACTCACTATTTGTGGAATAATTAGCAAGTGTCCAAGATTTGCTTATAGGAGTTTCGTTAGAAACAGAATGTATGGATAATGTAGTACCATCATTACTGATATACAAATCGTCCGCATAATTTTCATAGTCAGAACCAACATAACGAACAGACAGAACACGTTTCCCTGTCATAAGTTTAACACCCCAACCATCAAAAGCATAATAATCTTGTTTTGTTCTTACATTCCAACAACACGCATATTGTGCTTGACCAGAAAGACTTGCATATTTATCAGAGGAAATAGTGCTTTGAACAAACTCTTTTGGAATAATACCAACCCTCTTCTTATATTGCCCAACATACTCAAAAATGTTAAGTAAATCAGCATCGTATTTTGTAATATCCATAGAAGCAGGAGTTAGTACATTTATATTTTCATTGATTTTAAATTTAAATGAAACATAAAACCTTTTATTTTTAACATTCCCCAAATTAACAACAGTAACATTGCCTTGAGCACCATAATTTTCAGTGCTGACTCCTGTTGAATCTATTTGTTCTATATGAGAATTTATTTCATTCTTACACCCTATCCCATTGCTAAAAGTATATCTTTCTTTAGTAACAGCATTAAGAGTGTCTACATTCTCAGATAAATCATCTAAAAATTCTCCATTAGTTCCTGGAATTAATATCTTTATACTTGCAGTACCACTATCAGTAACTCCAGTAGAAAATGTCACTACTCTTAATGTTTTAATATCATCTGCCGCTGTTAAAGAATATGTAACTCCATTGCTTATATATTGAAGTTGTGCAGGTGAACCAGAATTTTTATAAGTCGCATACAATATAGAATATCCATTAACAACAACCTTAGAAGCAAATTTAAATTTATAAACAGTTCCTTTTGTTATGGCTACATTTGCTTCTATAATATTATTTTGACCAGACACATATTCGACGGAATTATCCCATCTACCCTCTTCTGATTTCAATGAAAATAACTCATTATCTATTTCTCCTGCTATTTTTGTAGAAAAGGATACCTCTCCTGAACTTGTTATTCCAGCCAAAAGTATGCCAACTGATATATATTTTATATCCTTAATAGCAGTCTTATAGTACAAAGTATTTCCATTTATATATTGAGCATCACTCCAAGTA